GATGGGCGCAGTGTATACCCCTATTAAATTTTTATATATTTTCGTTAGCCCGGCGAACCTAAGGTTCTCCCGTCCTCTCCTCGCTGCTTACGCAGCAGCAAGCGGTTTACAAGAGAGAGCCGCGCCACGGCCCGAGGCCGAACCGGGCGCCGCAACGTTCAGATCAGCAGAGAACGGACCGCATAGAAGGCCACCGCTCGAGTAGCCGCCGACAAACGCGTAATAAGTGCCGCTACTGAAGTATACAACATCGCACTCGTATGTGCTGCTCGAACCGGATGCCGCAGTAGGCAATCTACCGTAATCAGCAGTAAGCATACTGGAAATATAACCGCCGGAAGAACCGGAGATGCCGCTGTTAGCTACGGAAATATAACCACTGCCATCCGTATTGTAGTCGGTAGCAGTAGAACCATCGTGCGTACCACGGGTCAACTTGACTTTCTGAACGCTGTTTACAAACATCCAACCGGCAGTACGGCGCCACAGGTTGCCCCACAAATTCTCCATGCCAAATACCTTCACACCGGAAGTCTTGTCGTCATCACCCCAGAACATACCCTTGGCGTTCATCGTACCGGGGGCGATTGCGGAAGACAAATTGCATTGTCCGTAGCCGAACGCAGTCTGGCATTCCGTGGATCTTGCCATCATAACCAGCAGATCCTGAATCAGCAGTCTGTCAGCCAGTACCTCAGTGTACCAGTCATCACCATTCGCCTTAGCATAGGTGATTTCGTTCGCAGCAGTCGTAGAAACGCTGTTGCTTGTACCACTGATAGAACGTAGCTTACTGGAAACCAGCGAGCCGAAATAGATTGGGGTGTAGAAATGGTCAATCTGGTTGTTATTACGGTCGTAATTGCACCAGCAATCCCAATCATCATCCTGCGGGGTGTCAGAGCAACGGAAATGATAAATGCCGTTCTCCTCCCAACGCTTCGTATAGATCTTAGGCCACTCCATCATAGCGTTGCCGCCGAAAGAAGTGTCCGCAACCTTGGAAGCAGTGCCATCCACTTTCTTGGTGTAATCGTTAGGATTCAGATAGTGGTCAACCTTACCAGCATAAGTCAGCATACAGGGACGGGGCATAAACTTCTCACCCGGCTCGAAATCCCAACCGCCATAGTTGAATACGCTGGTGTTGAAGTTCATTGCCGCAGGAGTAAACGCTGCATTATCCACATCAGATGGATAAGTCACTCGTCCGGTAGGACTGGAAGTCGCCTTCACGAGGTCATAACCAAACAGGTAGTCTCTCTTCTTCGGAGTAACGCTTGTTCTGTTCGCCTCACTACGGTTATAAGCACCGGTACTGGTGTATGGGAATGCAGAGTAGTAATAAACCACGCCGACTGTTACATTACTGTCTGTATAAGTACCGTCCGCTGTAATGTTCTTAAACAGGTCGCCGTCGTTCTCCGTTGCCGGATAGCCGGTCGTACTTCTGCGGATAACCGCACCTGCAACACCACTCGGCAGCTTGGCGGTAATTTCAACCGTAGCCGTATCAGTAGCCGATACATAAACCGACTTTGCGGAAAATGCAGCCATCGGCTCAGGCTCGTTGACTACCACACAATTTGCCTTATTTCGATTGTAAACACCCTGCGTAGTGTAAGGGAATGCGGCATAGTAATAAGTACCCGTAGCGGATGCTCCACTGTCCGCAAAGACTGTAGATGCCTTGATGTTAGCCACCAGATCGCCGTCAAATTCGTCAGTCGGGTAATCCGTTGTCTTTCTGCGAATGATAGCACCCTCCACAGTGCAAAGGGTCTGCCCATTCACAACAGTGTCCTCAGGGAGCGTTGCAGTTACTTTTACAACGCCGCTTTCTGCTGCGACACCGAATGCCAGCATATTGGACGGCTCAATGCCGCCGAAGAAATGACGATTTTTACCAAAAATCAGATCTTCTTCTGCCATTTTGAATTTCTCCTTTCGCTTTAAGAATAAGTTACTGTCGTACTGATAAGCTTGCCGCTGGAGTCAAAGGTTTTAACAGCTCTCGCCACTTCTGCTCCTGCTGCACTTTTCAGCACATTGGTCATCGTTAGAAACCCGTTCGTAAAAGTCTTCGTCAGGGTTCTGCCATCGCTGGCAGTCGATGTGATGACCGTGCCATCGTCCGAAAACTCTTTGATGCCGTCTTCAAAGCCCACCAAAAGGATTCGCTTGATCTCCTCCTTATCGAGGGAGATCTGAAGATTACCGGCAACATCGCCACTGAGCTGTCCTTTCATCTGGTTGTACCAGTTCAGGAAATCTGTCTGCTCTGCGGCAATCCATTCGTCCAGTACCGCCTGCTCATTTTTGAGGTCAGCTTTCATCTGGTCAAACCATGCAGTGTAGTCAGCCTCCTCAGAAGCAATCCATTCGTCTACCTCTTTGGATTGAGCGGCAACAAACTGGTCAAGCTCGTCCTGCCATTTGCCAAGTAGCTCGTCAAGACTAATGGTTTGCAGAATGGCTGTTACAAATGGAGTTACTTCCGTACCCACCATCGGCGTAATATCTGCCTGAGTAATGACAGAAGTACCATATTTGCGGTAGATGTACGCCAATGGGTATTGATGTACATTGCCCTCGTTTTCCAATGTCGGTCGCACAGGAGCACTTGATGGGGTACCAGTTACAAACTTGATGGTGTTCTCACGAACTGATTCCGTTCCGTTTACTTCCAGTACCACCGCGTCGATACGGTCAAGTAGCACTTCAGCTTCAGGGGCTGTCATTGGCAGAATACTGTCGTTGACTGTCCATGTGTGGTCAAACCACGCTTTACCAATGCCTACATTCACTGTCAAACCGCCTGCTGCTTTCACGGCAAATGCGGTTCCGATGGATGCGAATACACCGTCGATAATTAACCCGTCAAAGATAGCTGACATCTGTGCAGCGTCATACTTACGGTCGCCGTTCAAAGAGTTATAAAATCCACAGGTTACGCTCATTTAACTTATCCCTCCTTCTTTGAAATTGTCTTAAAGGTCGGATAGATGGATAATCCTTCCTCACTGTTGGAAATGATTAGCTCGGAAATATAAGCCGACCCTTCATTACCATACTCATTGGCAATCTGTACGATGTCACCAATGAAAAAGTCCTCGCCATACTTAAAGAGCCTTGTCACTTCCACTTCACCCTCAAAAGCTGTGGTGATAGGATAGTCGGCAAGGTTCTTTTCGCCTCTTGTTTTAAGCTGAGCAAGATACTCGGCTTCAGAAAGTGTTCCGTCTTCCGTATCGGACGAAATGTCTCGGGCATCCGTAAAAAGCTCACGGCGGTCAAGCCCCGAACCGGAACCCACCACCGTAGTTCTTCTGGATGCACCCTCGCCCTCTCCGGCAACCAGAGTCACATTCCGAAAGCTGGCTTTGGACGAGTAATAATTACTGTTGATAATGTTCTCAAAGTTTGGAGAGAAGACGACATATGGATTTTCTGTCTGGTCATAGGACCTATCGACCCCTGCATACAGACTGAATGCAAACTGGTTTTCATCAGTCAGCACAATCTTGAATCCCAGATTATTCTCCTCACAGAGACCTTTGATGACCGTATAAAGATCGTCTCCGGTGTACTGGTTATCAATTTTCAGTCCTGTCACCTTAGGGTCAGTTGAAGCCACAAATATAAAATTTGCGATTTTGCGGTCTGCAATGGACGGCGAGATGATGTTCTCGTTGAGCATCGTCTGGATTGCATTTTGCAAATTCCCATTGAAGACTCGCTGCCCCCAGATGATACGGCGCTCCAATATCGATTCCAAAGATCTGCCGGTCACGATAAGGTGGTTGCCCTCCTCGGTATCGGCATTGATCTTGATGTTCTCAATAATCATGCAGTGCTCCGAATCCTTGAGCCAGAGGTAGTAATCTTCTTTGAGATACTGAAGCAAACTCTCGTCCATAGCAAAGTATATTTCGAAATCTCCATATGCGTCATAGCGGTCAGTCCAAATCATAGACTCATAAGTATCAATGACGGCTATGGACTCGAAGTCTGTGTTCAAAACCAAAAGTTCCATAGCATTTACACTCCTTCATAGATTACTTGATTCTCGATTCTGAACTGAAGATTTGTGACCCCGGTCTCCGCTGTGAAAGCAAAAATGTTATCTCCTTTTGACAGAGTGAACCAATCCGTGTTCTTATCCAAACAGTTCAAGATGTTATAAGACTTGCCCTCTCGCACCAGTGTAATACTCTTTTCACCCTTAGATGTGTTAATGACAATATCGTCACTTGCCACCAAGCCTTTGCCAGTAAGCTTTTCTATTTTGGTCGTGTTGATAGTCATAACCTCTCGGGTTTCCGTATTATAAATGTTGATGTTGGAAGCAGGCCCAATCGCATGAATGTAGATGTTCACACCAATTTCAGCATCACCGTGGTAGGTGATAACACCCTCCGTCTTGATTTGGATTTCGCCAAATACAAGCAGCGGCTCTGTCAAAGATTCGTTGGAGAAGGGAAACTCAAACACGGGGTCAATGCTGTAGAAGTCGGTCACATTGTTTCCGTCCTCACCAGCAGAATAGAAATATGGGTCGGGGCAGATAACAGAAATCTGAGCCCCTTCCTGCGAACTGAAAATGTCCGGTTCATTTGATTCCACATATCCGTTGATTTTTACATAACGGTTGTCGGTCTCAATGACAAGCTCGATGTTCTTTTTCACTGGAAAATATTTGTAGGATTTCTGCCGGATATCTTCAATCGTTTCGCCATAGAGTGTATCAACAAAAGCAAGTTGAAATACAATATTGCGTTGACTCAGTCTGGCAGAGTTGAACATGGAGCCGTCATTTGTAACGACCTCGGTCGTGTTGACCGTTGCCTTAACCGGACCTAAACCGGTTACAGACTTGATGAGGAAGCCCGAAACCTCAGGCTTCCCCAGTTCAAGCTTGATTCTGTCACCTAAGTAGTTGGTGACAGCAAACGAATAGATCATGATGTCACCAATCCTTCCAATACCGAGAATTGATTCTTTGTCTGACGATAAAGTTCAATTCTGGACAACGCCTTAGGCGAATAGTTATTTTGTGTAAAGTTGAAGTTGTTGCTTGTAGCAGATGCAGTTTCTCCATTTTGAACGGTAGCCACTGACTGACGCTCCAAATCCGCACTAATGCTCATCGCCTGACTTCTGCTTAGCAGAGCCGACAATTTACCTGCACCTGCCTGCACCTGAGAAAGGTCAAGTACAGGACGGATAGTAGGCTGAGACTCGATGCCGTCCTCAATGAAGTCGCTAATCTTAGAAACGGCATTGCGGAGACCTTCTTTAGCTGAAGCAGCAATAGATGTACCTGCATCATAGGATTTGTCGGCATAGTCAATTAGAGAATTGACAAAGCCCAGACCAAAGAATCCGCCGATGCGATAACCAACCTTGGACGGAGAATTGATGTCCAATTCCGCTTCTGCTGCCGCAGCCGCCGCTCGTGCCATTGCTCTGGCTTTTGCTTCCGCATACCATGTATACTCATCAATACCAGCCGCAAAGCCCTTGACAAGATACACGCCTGCATTATAGAAGTCGGTATACTTATCCCGAATAGCAGTCAGGCAGGCATTCACAATGGAAATGAATGCTTCTTTTGCGGCCGTGTTCTTCTCCCTGATACCTGCAATCAACTTTATCATGGTCGTTTGCCCAACCGTCGTGAACTCGTAATACTTGTTCTTAATCGCAGTCAGACACCCAGACACCATGTTGGTGAAGGCGGTGCGTGCGGAATTGTCGTTGGTTTTCACACCGGAGATGAAGTTGGTCATCATCGTGGTTCCGGCAGTTGCAAACTGTGAATACTGGTTCCTCAAAGCTGTAATAACGCCATTGACCATGGAAACAAAAGTATTGCTCAGATTGGTTTTCTGTGCATTTGCAGCATTGATGAATGTCGTAACCATCGTATTAGCGGCTGTCGTTACTCTGGAATTGGCGTTGGTAAATGCATTGATGAACTCGTCAATGCCGGAGTCACCGAGCTTCTTCAGATTTTTGGCAAACGAAGACATACCACTGGTATCAATGTTTTTAACGCCATTTGCCAGATCTACAAGGTTCTTAAATTCAACCACGACCCCGCTTAACTTGGTTACATCCACACCACTGATACTGTTGTAGTATGCGGCAAAGGAATTACCAAACGAAACAAGGCTCTCACCGAAGTCGCCAATATCGTTATCACCGGTGAACCAACTTACAATGCCACCTGTGTTCGGCAGATTGTTTGCGAGCTCAACCAATGCCTTTGCAGCATTCGCAGACCCGACAACCACCTCTGGGTCGATTCCGGCAATAGCCATAGAATAGTTTTTCATTGCCTTGCCAAACGGTACAAGCTGTTCGCCAAAGGTTTCAAGGTCATTGTCGCCTGTAAACCAGCTCACAACGCCGCCCGTATTCGGAACGGTATTAGCAAGTTCCAGAAGTGCCTTGCCTGCAACAACGCTATTTTGAATGACATCGGCATTTAGCCCGGAAACGGCATCAGCGTATTCTTTCATTGCCTTACCAAATGGAACGAGCTGTTCGCCAAAGTCCTCCATGTCGTTTTCACCTGCAAAGAAACCGACGACACCACCACTATTCGGAATAGTAGCCGCCATTTCAACCATTGCCTTACCTGCTGTAGCTGCTTCTTGAACAACAGCCGCATTCAGACCTGTCACTTCATCAGCAAAGGCTTTCATTGCTTTACCAAACGGTACAAGCTGATCTCCGAATGCTTCCATGTCGTTCTCGCCCATGAACCAACCTACCACACCACCGGAATTAGGCAGTGTGTCAGCCATTTCAGCAAGCGTTTTACCGGCGATTGCCGCATTAGCGACCGCTTCGCCATCGATACCGCTGATTTCGTTAGAGAACTGCTTCATCGCCTTACCGAATGGAACCATCTCTTCAGCAAAGCCGGAGAGTGAACTACCACCGGTGAACCATGAAGTCAATCCATCCAGAATGTTTGCGGCAGTCAGGATAAGGATGGTCTCTGCAAGTGCTTTAACACCGTCCAACATAGACGAGTCTATAGAAGCCGCACCATCAAGGAACGGCTGAACATTGGTCATAAAACCTGAGAGGTCAGAGCCGATCTGCGGGAATTGACTCGATACACCGCTCATAAATCCACCGACGATACCGCCGACAAATTTACCAATAGCTGTACCAATACTTTGCAGTAGCTCTCCACCTTCATTGATAAGCCAGTTAAGGCCCGGAATTTGTGCAAGTGCACCGACAGCAGCCAATACCAGAGCAAGCTCTGCAATGACCGCGCCCATACCAAGTACACCAACCATTGCGCCGGGTACCATTGCGGCAACAGCACTGAGAGCCGCCATAATAGCAGCCAGCAATCCGATACCAACAATACCTTGCAGCAAGGTTTCGGTGTCTATGCCTTTCAGTGCGTCAACAATGCCGGAGAAGAATGCCATCAGAACATCCACCGCAGCCTGAATCAGACCGGGCAAATTATTGGCAACCCCCTCAAGCACAGCGATCAGGAACTTAAAGATGGAGTCCACGATAGACGGAGTGTACTCAACCAAGGCTTCAAGAACACCGGCTACCAGTTTCAGTGCACCATCTGCGATTGCGGGTACACACTCAACGAGTACATCGACCAGCATCAATACAACAGCCTTGACCGCTTCGCCGATTGCACCTGCGCTATTGGCTATGACTTTACAGAACTCAACGATCGCCTCGCCAATTTTGGCTACGATTGCAGGGATAAGTCCTGCAACACCTGTGATGATGACCGTGAGTGAAGCCACAATAGCTGTAGCACCTGCTGTTCCTGCCGCCGCAAGAGCTGTCAAGCCGACCGCCAAAGCGGATAAGCCCGCACCTGCCAGAGCAAGACCGGCACCGATACCGACAACAGCCACTCCGATAAGAGCCAACGAAGCACTTAAGCCGAGAATAGACGGTACTAAAGGAGTAAGCACTGCACCGGCGACGCCGAGTACAGCAAATGCACCTGCCAGTGTAACAAGCCCTTTGACAATAGATTCCCAACTCATAGCTCCGAGAATTGCCAGTACGGGGGTCAGCACGAGAAGTGCTGAAGCCGCTACCAGCAGTGCCGCAGATCCTGCAAGTGTGCCATTCATAGCATTTAAGCCCACAGCCAGGATCGCCATACTACCACCGAGGGTAACAAGACCCTTAGCGATTTCTTCCCAGGAGAATCCGCCCATCTTTTCAAGTACATTTGCAACGATGAGCAGAGCCGCAGATACAGCAATAAGACCGGTACCAATGCTGACCATATTTTTAGGCATGAAGTTCACAGCAATCGTGATCTCAGCCAAAGCACCAGCCATGGCTACGAGTCCTCTTGCAATTTCATCCCACTGTAATGTGCCGAAGTCAGCCACCGCAGAAGCCATAATTTTCATAGCCGCAGCAATAGCAATCAGAGCAACGCCGGTGGAAATCACATGACTTGAATTTCCTGTAAGTTTTGTAAAGGCAGTAATTTCGGCAAGCAGAACAACGATAGAAGCAAGTCCCTTGCTAATTTCCTCCCATTTCATTTCGCCAAAGTCCTTACAAGCGGACGCAAGAACTTTAATAGCGGCAGCCAGAATAACAATACCTGTTGCCGTAGTAATTGTTTTACCGCTGAATTTGGCAGTCCGCATAAAGACAGATACCTCAGCCAGAAGTATACCAACACCGACAAGCCCCTTGGCAAGCTGGTTCCAGTCCAGTTTGGAAAGATCTTCGCAAACTGACGCAAGAACCTTAATAGCCGCAGCCATTATCAGCATCTGAGTAGCACCCTTGACGATAGTCCCGCCGCCACTGCTCATAGCCTTAGCCGCTGCAACCATGATTGTGGTCAGACCCGCAACACCGATAAGACCGGCTGTGAGCTGACCTGCATCCAGATCTGCAACTTTCTTTAGAGCACTGGCAAGAATAAGTACCGAAGTTGCGATACCGAGCATGGCTGTTACGCTCTTAGTCACGCCACTGGCTTTTCCGCTAATTTTATTGAATACCGCCATAGAGCCGAGCAAATCGGCAAACAATACGGTAATTGCACCGAGAGCAACATTCAGCTTTTCACTGTCCACCAGACTCAGAGCAATCAGAGATGCAGTAAGAATGGCGATAGCCGATGCAATTTTCAACAGAGTACCTGCCTGCAACTGTGTTTGATAAGCTTCAAAGCAGCCACGGACACTATCAAGAATACCGATAAAGGATTCTTTCAAACTGCCAATGTCATCAAGTGCTTTGCGGAAAGTTCCCACAAACTTGGTAATGCCGACTGCAATGGCTCCGAAAGAGATTCCATTCAGCAAGTCAATAATGCCGCTGAAATTAGCTTCACCCAAGTTCTTCGCTAAAGAGCCGCCGAGCTCTCCAAGGATTTTCACAATGCCACTGCCAATCGTTTTAACGGCATTCCATACCGCAGTAAGAAGTTGAACAAACTGACAGTTGGCAAGAGTTTCACCGATGACTTCAAAGGCAACTACAACTCCGGATTTCATCTCACCTGCTGCTTCGCCAACCTGAGCCATCCTTTCATGAATACGCTCAAGCAGTGAATGGAACAGTTCAAAGTTAGCAGACTCCAGCTTTTCCTTGATTTTATTCTTCAGGGTAGTCAGTGCAGTCATAATTGTCTGAATAACTGTAGCAATACCCTCGCCGACTTTCTGGAATGCTCCACTGGATTTGATAAATTCATCAAACGCAACGATTGCATCACCAAGACCGCCGGTAAAACCGAGAACTCCATCGCCAAGCGTTCCGAAACCGCCAAACAACGGTTTAATCGCCGTGAAGATGGCTCCAAATGCCTGCTTAACAATGTCCAGAATCGCAAACAAACCCTTGAATGTAGATTTCAGGTTAGCCGATGCTGTGTCACTCAGTTTCAGGTTTTCTGTAAACTCACGAAGTCCCTTGGTCAGATTGAAAAGCTGTTCGCCTGTCGTAGCAGGAAATATCTCTCGGAATGCTTCAATGATTGGAGCGACGACACTTCTGAGCCCCTCAAAAGCATTCTTTGCTGTCTCGATAAGCTCAGTTCTGCCACCAAGATCTTTCCAAGTTTGCAACATCTCATTTCGAGCATCAGACTGAGCGTCGATAAATCCGCCGATAACATTACTAAGACCGGTCCATAATTCTTTGGCTTCCTCAAAGTCACCAAATATAATTTCCCAAGTCATAGCCCAACCGGAACCAACAGCTTCTTTCAAGGTGTCCATCAACTGCGTAAAGGTTTTGACATCCTGAGCCGCGGCGAATGCTTTTGCACCTATCTCGGTTGTTTCATCGGCATAATCTCGCAGAGTGCTGACCAGAGCATCGGTTGTCATCCACTGATAAGCCAAGGAGTCGTTGAAGTTATGAGTTGCGTCAATGACACCGTCCATAGTTGAACCTTTTGCGTTGGTACTCAGAACTTTATACATACCGTCGGCAGTCTTTTCCAAAGTACCGCAGGCAACAGCGGATTCCAAAAGCTGTGTCTTGAATTCTACAGTTGCCATGTTAGCGTTTTCGATGGATTTCCAGTCGATCAGTTTAACATAACCGGCAGACAATGCCTGTGCAAAGTTATACATCGCTCTGGAAGCTTCCTGTGAATTTGCACCGGAAACAGCCGCCGCATTTGACACACCCTGAATAGCCATAACCGCATCTTCAAGACCGACGCCGGCATTAGTAAACTTACCAATGTTGGATGTCATATCCGCAAAGGAATAAATAGTCTTATCGGCATATGTATTCAGCTCATTCAAATACCCGTTGACTTCTTCAAGAGAAGCACCGGTACTCATCATGATAGTCTGAATAGAGCCCATCTTAAGCTCATACTCATCAAAGCCTTGCTTGATAGGCTCTACCGTCAGAGATTGAAGCATCTGCTTGCCGGTATTGATTACCGAGTTGGTAATGTTCGCAAGGGCGGTTACAGCCATGACTTCCAAAGCTGAGAATCGCATCTTAACGGTCTCGACTGCCGAACCAAGTCCGGACATATCGATTTTCTTTGCGGCACTGTCAATACTCTCAAGTCCCTTTGTAGCTCCGTCCATATCCAGACTCTTCTTCAGTTTCTCTAAAGTAGACAGACTGGTTGAAACGCCGGACTCAAACTGTTTATTGTCAAACCGCATCTCAACGACTCTCTCGTCGATTGTTTTACTCATAGCTTCGTAACCTCCTTCCATGCATCATTTGCAATTTTGTCAAAAATAGGTTGGATAGCAGGATTGATGTAATCTCGTCCCTGCACCCAACCTCCATTGCGGGTCCCGTGACCATATTGCAGGATGATCGCAATAGGAACCCCATTTTGAATATTTGAGTTGTAAAAGGTAATTTTTGCAGTTCCGTTTCGGTTTACAATTTCGTAATACCAGGAACTCGCAGTCAGACCGGAATCGACAGGTGTTGCAGACGCAAGGGCAGCGACCCCTTCTCGGCCATACTTGTCCAGATCTCCGAGTCGGACTACTTCCTTGACTCTCTCCAGAAATCGTGTGACTTTGGAGAAGTCTCCCTTGTGGCTGAACCTTATCATTCACGGACCTCCTTATGCTTTTGTAAAGCTCCCTTGGTCAACCCAACCGTAGACAGTGCTTCCACCACCGGAAACAGCTACCAGATGATAAGGGTGCTTGCTCTTACCAAGCTGATAAATCTGTGTGATCTTCGCCTTACCGCCCTTACAGGAGGGACCGGAAGTAGCATTGGCACTCGTGTAGTGGCGATTTCCTGTAAAGTTGACAATGTCACCAACCTTAGGTGTCCACGAAGTCGAAGAAGCCTGTCCACTTGGAATCTTGATCTTCTGCCCAACATGAATCACATTCGGATTTGTAATTCCGTTATAGGATGCAAGCTTCTGATAAGTAGTGCCATACTTCTTAGCAATGGCAGAGAGCGTATCTCCCGATTTCACCGTGTATACGGTATCGCTACCGGTCGTTGGAGTAGTCGTAGTAGGAGTTGTGACTGTACCACCCAATTTGGCAGTAACCTTAGAAGCCAAATCACTCATACGAGCGTACATCCAGTCACCCGGACAGCTCTTATTGGCAAACCAACGATGAACGGTCAAGACCATCTCGCTGGAAGCCGGCGTATAGTTAAGTGTTTTGGTTTTGTCGCCAAGCCACAGAAGTTTTGTCTTCCCATTACGCTTGCAGATGTCCACACAAAGCTCAACGAGCTTGTTGTAAACGACATCCTTAAACGCATAAGGTGCTTCCGTATCGCTGGCACACTCAATGGTTACGGCTCGCTGGTCATTGGCACTGGAAGAGGAACACCACGAACGGTTCTTTTCCTCCACATACATACCGACCCTGCCGTCAACACCGATACCATAGTTGGAAGATGCCTGACGGGAAGTAGGGGCGAAGATATTGCCCAAAGTTTCAACGGAACACTGCCCCACGACACAGTGAGGGGTAATTCGGTCAATCGACTGGGTTCTCTGCCCGGAATGATTTGGACTTAATTTGGTATAGGACACCAATGTACTATTGCTCATAGTGGTTTCCTCCTTCTTTACATTGGTCAAGCTGGTAGAACCTGCGTATTTGTTGTAATACACTTGTCCATAGGCAGCTCGTTTGGATTTTGCAGTCTCGCTCTGATCGGCGGGACGCTCGAACTTGGTCAGCACCGCATCGGATGCTTCACGGACACTCTTGGCATTTTGCAGAACTGTCAACACACTGCTATTGTAGCTTTCAGTCAGTTCTTTCATCAGGAACTGAAGCTGCATATCAAGAGAACCGATAGAAGCACCGACCGATTTGGCATAAGCCGATAGTGCTGCTTTGCGGGTGTGATAAGTCCACTGTGCAAGACCGTAACCGGCGCTGTCTTTGGCAAAGTTCGTGTAGCTGCCATTATCTACAGCAGCCGTATACTGTGCGTCGGACATACCTAAAGAGCGTTCATAAGAATTCTGTAAATTCTGAGGGTTCAGGGCGCTCTCGGCGTTGAGATTACCCATCAAGCCGGCAACACCATAAGCATTACCGATTTTGCCCATCAGAAATGACCAGATTTTTTGTTCATTACTCATTCTTGTCCTCCTTGGTAGCCTGAATCTGCTGAATCATCTGCACGACTTTGTCGTAACCAACAGTAGATACCAGAAAACCAAGGTACATCAGCACGACAATTTCAACACCGATCTTCGTGGTAAAGACGGTATCAGTCATGATGAGATAGATCACACAAACCGCACAGGCGACGACAACAGAAAGAATAGCCGCCAGAACATTGGATGAATACTTCACCTTTGTTCCGTCGAGCAGCTTCTTAATGCCCTCAACTGTCAGATTTGTGATTACAGACACGATCATCAGTGCCGTAGTCAGAAAACTAATAGGCATAACTAAACCTCCTCGTAATTTGTATTTTCTTCTGTTTCGCTTTCCTGTCTCAGCCGTTCTTCACGCCTTTCGAAGAATGTCTCGAAAAGGGCTTTGAAGAAGTAGCCAAGCATTACACCGACAATCGTCGAGGCAATGGTACTGGAAAGCGATTCGGCAATTTGTATTTGCCCCATAAAAGCAAGTACATAAGTCAGTTGCAGGTCAATCAGCGAAACCGCCAGAATGATTGCCACTGCTTTTTTAGTAAAAGTTTTAAGCCAGTCGTTGTAAGGCTGTTTCTTATGGCAAACACGCCTCAACATGCATTTTCGGCATCGTCTGTTCATACATCTCACCCCTTTGAACCGAACCGTTTTCTGTTGGCGGCATTCAAAGCCGTATGACGGTTCCACATTTCACGCTTACTTCGTTTCTTGGCAGGAGAATTCTTCACATTGCAAACTCGGATGAGAGTCAGCAGCCGATTCAAATGCCACTTCTGGCAGATATCTACGGGGATGTTGTAAGAAATCATCCAGTAATAAATAAGCTCCGAAGTAACTATATCCTTGTTTCTTCCGGACTGTTTGTCCTCGTGAAACCGTGTAGCACTCATCGGAGCCTCAATATAAGCGTTGATAGTAAGGTAATTTTCAGCAGATAGCCGAGTATATACTTCCGGGTCAACATTTTGGGTCAAGGTCATACAACGAACATAATCAAGAATTTCCTCATCGGTCTTTTCCTGTTTGCCCAGAAACGCCTTGTTCCATTTGCTTTCCCATTTTGAAAGAGAGACCAAAGAATGCTCTAACTGCAAAGTCTGCTCTTTCTTGTAGATGAACTCTTCATGAACCTCATCCCAAAACTCGGCAGCCGGCACAGTTATCTCGAGCATCCTTTATCCCTCCGAGTTTTCTTAGTTGGTTGCGACAGGTGCAATGGCAGGCTTAGCCCCATTCGCACGCATAACCCTGTTCACAAACTCAGATGCAGCGTTGGCATCGGTCACAAGCTTCTCGAACAGCACTTCATAAGCCGGAGTTTCCATAAAGGAACGAGAAATCTCGTCAGACTTCATGAAGCGTCTGCCGTCATCGGTCTTCTCACCATATGCGGTCTTGATAAAGTTCTCAAAGAACTCCATGATGAGTGCGCCGTTAGGACTTGCGGCAATGCTCTTGAGCTGAACATCATAGCCACCCTTGGCTGATGCCTGCATCTTTACAATTTCGGGTTTGGACAGGTCGAAGTAAAAATCTTCGGTTCTCTGAACACCGTTCAGATCAGTGTACGTGATAACTTCCTTATGCATAAAAATTTTCTCCTTTCAAAGTTAAAAAATAGAGGAGCCGCCAGCTTACCTGAATACGGCTCCTCACAATAGTTTTTTACAGATTAGCCTGCAATATTGACAGCAGTGCCTTCAGCTTCCATGAGCTCGATGATCTCATCAGGCAGAGGCAGACGCGGTGCGACGCCGTCGCTGTCTCCATCCTTACCGTACAGAATCTCCTCCAGCTTAGCCATCAGTGTGGCAGTGAACTTAGTGGAGTCGAAAGTCAGAGTAGCGGTGTTCTTCAGCTTCTTGCCATCAATGGTCTTGTTGATTGCCACGGGGGTCGTGGTAACTTCCCAAGACATAGTGGAAGGCTCGATAGAGTCGCCGATGGTGTCGTGACCCTTCTCGGAAGGAGCAGCCAGACAGCCGTAAACCAGATGCAGCTTGTAGCCGTAATCATTCAGCTCGGTATCGTTACCCAGAATGGTACGATAGGACAGACCGAAAGTCTTACGGGACTGCTGACCGGCATACATACCGGGCATAATCTCAACAGAGCCGTCGCACTCAGCAAATTCATCAGGGTACATATACGCCTCGATGGTACAGCCAAACTCCTCATTAGAGATCAGGTTGGCATACTTGATGTTGTCAGCGTAAATAGGAGATGCCTCCGCACCGGAAGGGCTCTCCGTAACATTAGTCAGACCGTTCCATGCAACACCATTGTCATAAGTGCCGCCGGTAGACATAGGATAGAGAACGCCATGGTCACAACCGACTTCATACAGGCGCTCACCAGTTTTATCCCAAACAATTTTGGACATAAAGTTATTCCTCCTTATCAGAAATAGAGCGAGAAGACCCAATGATTCAGGTTCTCGCTTGCATAATATCGTTCGAATCGACAGGTAGGCAGAGAAGCCACCTTATCAATAAATTCACTATTCGGGTCAGAATCAATGACCGTCACCGAATAATGCTTGTGAGATGAATAAACCCCGTTATCGGCGTGCACATTGTCAATGTCGTCAAGTGCATATACGATAGCGGGGTATTTCATTTTCACTGACTCAGGAGGTTGAAAATACACATTCCGACTCCCAAGGAGATTCTCCAGTAAGAGTTGCAGATCAGGTCTGCTCGCCATTGTATACACCTCCCACAGTCAGTATAAGTCTTGGGTACTGAACTTCAACGCTTGTCACTTTCCATTTAGCACCCATAAACTCAACATACTTCATCGAATGGAAATTCTCATTGGCAAATGGATCGGCTACAATACTGATCTCATTCGCAACATTGATGTTGTCGTTGAGTTGGTCCGTAGATTGAAGCTTACGGGTATTTCGGGTCAAATCACCATAGTACATACGCTCGGTAATTTTCTCCATCCATACCCCCGGCTTCGTTTCTTCCGTTACAGCATAGCCGATTGCTCCATAGAATTTAGCCATTTTGAATTTCCTCCTCGACTACTTACTCAGCCTGCAACTCCTCGATGACGATGGCAGACTTAATACGAGTAAGCTGACCAGACTTACGAGTCTCAAGCAGAGACTGAAGCTGGTTGAACTTGATGTCGAAGTCAGTGAAATGAGTAATGTCGCCACCCTTGGAAGCGCCATAACCATAGTCAGCCATGTTCACGCAGATAGCCAGCAGCTTATGCTTCTTGCTTTCGCTGTCAGTACGAATCTTGCCCTCGAACTGAGTAACTTCATAGATATTGGCAACACCCAGAGCGGCAGCCAGTTCAGTGTCAGTCTCATAGATACGGCGGCCGTTGCGGTCTCTTGCCAGAATCATGGTGTTGTGCATATCGGTAGTGATGAACAGGTCAGGCTTGCCGGTACCACGGAAATCCTTACGAGCCTTACGCAGAGCAGTTACCATAGCTTCGGCATAGATGAAGCTCTCACCGAAATGCTGCTCGGTTTCAGAACCCTGAAGTTCCTTAGCCATGGCAGCAAAGTCCACATCCTTGTGAATGGTGTACAGCTCATCATCGGTCCAGATAGGACGGATCTTATCGGGGAAGATCTTCTCAGGATCGCTGTCCTGACGATCATCGCCGAGCATAGTAGCAACAGCCAGAGTCTCCTTCAGAGAAATCTGGTCGATGCTGTACTGGAACTGAACATAATCGAAATCTTCGATATCAGTCACATCGTCACGATGCAGTTCGGAAGTTACATACACAGTCTGGGGGTCAGTGGTACGTCTTACCAGAGCATAGTTGCCAGTGAGCTTCTTCTGATTACCCTTGGTGTAGCCCTTAGCCTGCAAAGCATCGATGTTGCGGATGTCGACATGGGAAGTACGAACACGACCATGAGGAATCTTCTGGGCCTTAGCCATGATAGCATCAACCCACCCCATATCATTGGTAATCAGCTCAGGAGTACGACTGGGATGTGCCTCAACATATTCGGGGAACATAGTAGACACATTACCAGTACCGGACTGAAGAAAGCCGCTGATGTCGCCATGCTTCAGCTCATGCTCGTCGGCGTAGATTTTCATAGCGGTCTGAAGAGAGCCGACATTGGGAGATTTCGCCAGTGCCAGAATCTCGCCCTGAGCCGCGTGAGACAGAACATTCTTTTCGTTCTGCTGATCGTTGTCAAAGACATTATGTTTCATAGTGTTATTATCCTCCTTATTGGATTCAGATTTGTTTTCGGATTCTTCCTCAGAGTTATCATCGGATTCGCCCTTCAAAGCCTCAGTTACCATGTAATACATAGCGTTCTGCTGCTTTTCAGTCATAGTGGCGATAACATCAGCGATCGTTTCCTTTTCGCTGTCGTCATCCTTCTTCTCTTCAGACTTTGTTTCCTCTTTGTCTTCTTTCTTTTCATCTTCCTGCTTATCGTCGGCAGAATGAGAAAGACAGAGAGGCAGACCGGTGTAAATGATCGCTTCGTCATCGGACATCTCGCCATGTTTCAGCATAGAGTCGATAAACGCACCGGGATTGGCCCCCTTATGCACAAGACTTACTTCGCAAATGCTGCCATGCAGTACATCGGAACCGGACTGCTGAAGCTGATTTGCATAGATAGACAATGCACAAATGTCGCCATGTTTGATAAGGACTTTCGCAATTTCACCGTCAGAGGTTTCATTAAGAAAGCCGTAGGTGTAAACACCTTCCTCACGGTTCTCAAGCCATGCATGACCAAGAACATCACGAGGACTGTTGTGCTGATGATTCCAGACCAGCGGAACTTTGATACCGTCATTATGCTTAAAAGCATCTCTGCGGATGACTCTTCCGTCAGAACACTTCAGGTCATTACGGGTTGCCCAACCGCTGAAATCACAAGCTTCAACCGAGAAAGGTCTGCTCATTTTGAAATTTCCTCCTTTACTTTTCGATTTTTGCTTAGAGATTTGTCGTCCAAATCACTTACCTCTTCGTCAGAGACCTCTTCCGTTTCTTCAGCCGGCGCACTCAGATTCTTATTTCTAAGCTCGTCCGCCCTCGGATCATCAGAAGGCTTCATGCCGATTATCTGACGCATCTCATTCGAAGTCACAATTTCGTTTCGAGTGAACTTGTCAGCAATCTCAGCAATTTCGTTTACAGGCACAAGTTTGAACGGGTCTCTAAAGAACGAAATCGACTGGTTTTGTGATCGGGCGGTTTTGGTCAGAAACTTTCGTTTCATCTCATCAACAATAGCAGAAATAATCGGCTCAATAGTGCGGTTGTTGTAATTCAGCATTGTCTTCTCGTCCGCTGTTCCATCCAAAATGCTCTGAGTGATTCCCAACTGGCTATATAGCATACTCGTTAAGTATTCAATCTGGGACATCAGGTTGTTATTCACGGAACGATTGAGCTGCGTGATACGCTCGGTGCCATCGGTATAAGCAATACCATATTTGGTACCGGACAACTGCGATTCTATATCTTTACGCCGATTTTCGGCTTGTTGACGCCTTGCTTCTGTCTTGATGACATAGGGGAGCTGAATAATAAGGTCAAGCTTACCAGAGCCACTCTGTTCATCAATGACATCAAGTAGGTTAAGTTTACGAATGAGCCTTTGCATAGTAGAGTTCGGCTCATTGATGACTGCGTACAGCGGGTTCTCGATGATTGCCACTGTACTTTTTGGTACAGCGATGTCTTCTTTCTCGCCTTTTTGTTCGTTGTACAGGCGAATACGGACATGCTGCGGGTACCAATCTAAAATCTGTCCGACACGCATGGTTTGTATGTCATACGAGCCAGACACGGTGGGGTCGGTAGTCGTATCGACCGGAACAATAGCTACACTTCCTTCATCGAACATGGAAATTACCACATCATGAATGAAAGAGCGTGCCGTCTGATCGATATTGGCTTCCAAAGTAAGGCAATTATTCAGTCCGTCGTTGATGACCGACAGAAAACGCCCATTCTCGTCCAGTCTGACATGCTGAATGTTCAGAGCTGCTACATCCAGAGCAATACGGTTGTATACCGATGTGACAATAGACCGTTCATTCCCTCGGGAAAGCCGTGGTCTGTCTGCTCTGTAGGAATAGCTCATTCCCAAATCACGGTAATTCATTTGTGTATTACCGTTAAAGGCATTCCAAGCGTGTTTCAGTCTGGAACCAAAAGACATCTCCATTTGAATCATCACCTCCTCAGACCATGTCCACATTTTTCTTCTTATAAGCTACTCTGCCGGATGCCCAGATACCGTTCTTCAGTTGGTTCATGTCATAGCCTCTGTCAGCCAGAGCCATATGCACACCGACTTCGCCCCTTTTGGCAACGAACTGGACGACTCGTCCTGAAGGGGCGGTAACATTCTTAACGGACTGGTTCATCAGCTCAGCCATCTTTTTGTTATAGGCATTGATAGCAGATGCGCTGACTTTGCCTTTCGAAGTGACTGACGATGGGTCGCTTAAAAGTTTTGTTGTGTATTGATCGAGTTCTTTGGAAACATCCTTGCGTGCTTTTGATGCAATTTTCTCATAGTTTTTATGAGCCCATTTGGCATCTTTCTTTTCCAAACGCTTCTGACCGGCAGGGGTCAAAGAACCATCTTTATTTTGGAAACGACGAACGCCCCATTTCTGACCGAGAATACCATGATGATACATCTCATCCACTTTGACCACCTCCTTTACTCAAAAGCATCTCGATTTAGTTTGTAAGCGACATAAGCATCCATCATAGCCGCAACAGCATCAATTTTCTGCTCATACCGCTTCTTCAACAGTTTGCGGTTTCCGTTTGTATCTTCCAAGGTAATACAATTACCCATTGCAAAGGTCATAAGGTCCTCGTCGAAAATGAGCATTCTTTCTTCCGAAAGTTTCTTCAATTCGCCAAGCGGAACCGATTCGGTCTTAGCACCCTGAATGACCTTTTCGATTCCAAACGGACCGTTTTCCTGTTCCCATCTTGCTACAAACTCTTTGGCATTATATGGGTCAAACCCAAAGCATCGTACATCGTAGCCACACTCCTGAATGTGATTATCCAGATCTTCATAGACATCCATCATATTAAGTACAGCACCCTCTAAAACAATTAAACTGCCTTCCGCCATGAATTGCTCATACTTAATTCTCATAGCAGACGGCAGCTTCATCAAAGTTGTCGAGGTTATGTAGTTTCGAGTCTTTACGCCAAATGAACCGTTAGATAACGGAAACAAGAAAGTAAAAGCACAGAAGTCGTCGCCTTGCGACAAGTCTGCACCAAGAGAACAAGGCATTTGCCAGAAGTCCCGTTTCCGATGAGGAAGCGTTTCTTCATAAGTAAAGTAGTAAGTATAGCCCTCCATAGGAAGCCCAAAACGCTTGGCAAGGATATCGTTTCGTGCGGCAGGTGCTTTTTCCGCTCTTTCCACATCCAACTGATAGGTCTCATAGCTTACTGTCTTACCAATATTAGGATTTGCCTTGACCCACATTTCGGGATCTCCAACTTCGTCGATGGAGTCCAGCTTATACCACCAGATAGACACATGAGGGTTAATATAGTCGCCCTTGAGAATGTCCATCAGCTCCATTTTGATTGTATCGCCGCTTCCGTTACGAACCGTACCCTCTGAGCTGATTGCTACAATAATGTAGTCGTTCACCTTGGAAGCACCCTGTTCAATAGCACCGATAACATCCTCTCGAATGTCACCGGAAAGCCATTCATCAACCGTTGCAACTTTGATTTGCAGACCTTGGAGTTTGTTGATACTCATAGGTCGCACTTCAAGCAAAGAGCCTGTTAGGAAATTCTCCACGCCCTTCTTGGTTGACGCCAGCTTTGTACGGTTGGCTTTGGAGCCGGTGGTATTTTGTAAAGAGCCCTCTGTCAAAAACTGAAACAGAGGACCTCTTGATCTTGTAATCGCAGTACGGAGAGGTGACATGACCTCTTCCGCCTGTTTCATAGTCGGGGCAGTCGTAATTTGATGTGTAGTAGAAGTATCAACATTCAGGAAATAACCTTGCAGTGTAGAGCCGTACATTGACTTCGCCGCACCTCTGGCTACGATGAGATACTGTTTGTTGATAAGCCGCTTTTTCACATTCTTTCTTACATAATGACCGCCGTGACCATCGGGATTAGGCTTGTACACACTTCGTTCAACAAAGTAATACCAGCCAAAAATTTGCTCGCCCCATAACTTGAAACTGTCAAGGAGTTTCAGGTCAGAGCCATCTGTCAGAGTAAGCTCAGATTCGCAATAGGCAATCCAGCCCTCAACAGCTTGGTCGTCATAGTAAACACCAGGATTAGCAATAAGGTCATCGATACGGTTCATCTCCATCGAGATCTCTTTGCACACCGGAATTTCCCCTCGAATAACGGCATCACGAAACATGCCGTAGTATTTAGGGACGGCAGTGTTAGATAATGCCATATCGATTCTCCTTACTTCTTCTTGTTCGGGTTAGCAGCGATGTAACTTGCCGCATCCTTAATATTGAACTCTTTGGTCATAGCGGCTTTGATGCCGTAAGCCAGAGCACCTGCGGCGGCAACAGTCAGAGTCTTCTTTCCTGCGGACGACAAGATTTCCGACACATACTTCTTGCCGGGAGCGGTATCTTCCTCAACCAAAGTCTTGTATTCGCGCTCCAGCTTCATACGCTCGATCTTTTTCTTAAGGTCTTCATCAGATATGGTACGCCGTGACTTAACTTCAGTTTTTCGTTCGCTCTTTACTTGCTTATCTGCATCAGAAGACTGCTCACGCCTCTTTCCGGCGGCAGTACGAGTTCCATCTTTGTTCTGGAAACGGCGAACGCCCCATCGCTGACCTTTGATGCCGTGATGGGTAAGTTCCATATTATCCATTTTGAAATCCTCCTCTCCGTTCATCAGTCGGTTTCCACCGCTACATTGATTCGCCACTCAAGCTCGCTGATCTGTCGGTTAATAGCCTCAATAGCAGCAGAGCTCAACGGCGGGTCGAATCCCAGTTTCACCTTGAGATGAACAAATGTCTTTACGAATTCGAGACGAGGATCATCGTACAGGAATTCGGACCAGGTAGTGCTTGCATCTTCGATACGGAAACCTTCTTCGGGACCGACACCAAGCTGTGTAAGAACCGAGAAAGCCGAATTGATGTGCAAGACGATATCTGGGTCAAAGTGCTCATACTCTTCGGCAATTCCGAGCAGCTTTTTAATTGATGTCAGTATGCTGTCCATATCGATTCCTCCTTACTGTCTGACTGCTACAAATTTCTTCATGCAGAATCCTTCCAGACCGGAGGCGGTGCAAACTGCATACCAATCATCGGTAGATTTTTCCATGTCGATTTGCAGTTCTTCCAGACAGGAAACAACTGTCACGACACCGGAGTCCCTGTCGGGCTCTTCACGGATGTACAGTTTCAGGCAATCGGTAACAACGCCAAAAACCTCAACTGCTTCTTCCGTTTCTTCGGCCTGCTCCTCGGCGATCTCAGTGGATTCATCAAGGATAGGGTCTTCATAATTCTTGTGAGACATTTGAAAATACTCCTTTCATAGTTTTCGCCAAGGGCAAGTATCATTTCGGCTTCGTTCAACCGGTGATAAAACCAGCAAACTTTCATCGCCATAATGAATCGCATTGTGTGTACTGAGTTTTGTACAGATTGCGTTCTCGGGGTCAAAGACGCAAGGTCTTCGATGCAGAATGTCGTCATAGGTGATCGGGTTCAAATGGTGAATTAGAACAGAGCCATAAATTTCAAAACCCGGCACACCTAAGTCACATCCACAATCCCGAATAATGATGTCATCTCTAAAGCTCAGCCAATCATCGCTATGATAAAATTCTTGATTCAACCATCTCTTGAAACCAAAAGTCTCTTTGCCAATAACACCATCCAGTTTCAAATAGAGAAAGCGTTCTTCAAAAGTCGGTAGAGTGATAAGTTCGGAATAAGTTTTAAGCTTCATCTTCGTCACCATCATCTCCGGCCCCTGAATATTTCTTGAATGCAACAAGGGCTTTGTTATACAGTTCCTTAGCTTCGCTGTTAGAATTCAGATTTTTAGTCTTGGCTTCAATAAGTGCTTCTTCTTTCTCAAGAATTCTCCTTTTGATTCGCTCTTCACTGGAACCAAGTTTCAGATAATGCGTTATGACCTGAGAAGAAGCAGTTCCGTCTCTGAGCTGCTTTTCAGCACATTGGACCGCAAGGGAAATCATAAGATTCTCCTGTGCTTCAAGAGATACAGGTGGTCTCAATGGGCTGCTTGAGTCAGAAGAGCTTGCAGCTTTTTTACCTTTTGGCATCCTAACTGCCTCCTCTCTTAATTTTCTTGGTGCGGGTAACAGGAGTTGAACCTGCATGGGACTGCTCCCAATAAATTCTGAGTCTATTGCGTCTGCCAATTCCGCCATACCCGCATAGTTATACTGCACTTTCCGATTCTCCAAAGGGACATTGAGATAGGATTTGGTGCAGTATTTGAAAGAACTTACAGAGCTGGTTTTCATCAATCACCGAAAGGAGAAAAAGAAACATGAAAGGAGATGTTCACTCTATGAAAAATACTCCAACCCTGTAAGCTCGTTCAAATACTGCACCATCCAAAGGGTAGAACCCACCCCAAAATATCCCTCCGGAGATTTTTTTAAGACCGGCGCGATGTGGCAGGGGGTGTGATTTTGGCGACCCCCTCCCTATGCCTTTGACCAGTCGGTAATAGACCGAGAAGTCATCGGAAAATACATTGAAATCCTTAAAGCAAAAACATTTCAGTAATCACAAAACAGTTTTATAAGAGAAAAGAAAGGCAAGATAGACCATTAAGCCTTGTCTTGCCTTTACAAATCTTAAACTGTTCGCTTCACTTTCTTGTAAATGTTAAAAGGATCGTAAAGAATAATCTCATCGATTGCTCTTTCGATTTCTCGATTGTTTTCTTCTTCTGAAAACTGTTCTGAAGTATGAGCAATTCGATCAAGATAAGCACAAGTGTTGTAACCTTTCTCCACATCGAACAGAAACCAATCGGAGAACTGCTCGAATGGATTGTAAGGATTGTCAAATGTTGTCAGGGCACAAGAACCATTCATACCAGTCACTCCTTTCATTTCAGATAGTTCGATACTGTGCTTGTAGAAACGCCAAGAGCTTCGGCAATTTCAGCAGTGCTGTAACCAGAAGCACTCATAGATGCGATCTTGGCTTGCTTTGCACCGCTAAGAGTAGTGGTGGCTCTCGGTGTAGCACGCTGTCTAAGGCTGTCCATATCCACATTGTCTATGATCTGGGTAAGCTTACTTTCACTGATAGCACCAGCCTGAATAGCTTCCCATTCACGATCTGTAATTTGGATGGTCTCTCTTTTTGCGCCGACTGCGGCACGAGCTTGAGTAAGAGCCTGCTGGCTTGCCTTTTTCAATTCGCCCTTAGTCATATCGGGGTTGTCCTGTTTCTTAGCAGCCACGGTAGTATTAGCCATGGTTTGAGCTTGGCGTTCTCTTGGCGCATTCTTCAAAGCTATATTGAGCTTCGCATTAAGAGAGTCAACCTCGGCTTGATAGGCTTCTTTGGCACTGGCTGAATAGGGGACCTTTCCAGTAGAGAGGATCTCCAATCGAGCCTGGTTGCCCAGGGCTTTCATCTTGTTGGCATAATTTGCATAAGCAACTTCCACCCGGGAGTCCATTCCGGACACCAGACTATAGGCATCTTTTGCCTCCGCCATTTGGGAACTCGGCTGTGTGCGATTCACAGTCTTACCAGTCTTCTTGTCTACATAGGTAAGATTATCTGCTGTTTTCCAAACATATTCACCAGTTTCGGGGTTAATCGTAGGACTACCCTGACGCTTAGGGACAGAGGTCTCAGATTTGGCACGGGATATTAAAGTGGAAGCACCCTCATGGTATTTACCATCTTCGTCATATCTACCTTGGTACTTCTTTTTTAAGGAACTAATAGCATTATCCATTTCACTTTGCTTATAGTCGAGTTTATGCTTCTCAGCATCAATAACGACCATACTGTGTTTAACAGCTCTTATAAGCTCCTCATTAGTAGCCCCTTTTAATGTCATATCAGTAATCAGATTAGAGATAACGCCCATTTCTTTTTGAGTATTATTCATCCGCTGATACATTTTGCCGTTTCTGGTATAATATTCGCGTCCTTTGGAATCGACTTTTACAGGTTCACTTGAGTCTGGTCCATATTCCATTTTGTTGTCAAACTTTTCCAATTCTTCAAACGGACGAGTTGAATTGATTCGAACTTTGCTGTTCTTGGAATTGCACGGAATAACCATAACCGTATCGCCATCGAAGTCCGCACCTGACAAACGGTCTGCAACTTTTTTGTTGATTCCAATAGCATCTTTAGGGGTAGTACCAAGAATTCTCTTCGCATCAGCCTGCTTATTATTGACGGTCAGAATAGGAATTTCAAAAGTACCACCATGAGGATAGCGGATCAAAGCCACAGTTTCACCATTCTTATAGTTTGGCGCGTAAACCTCATTATCTTTCATCGAAGTGATCGGCAAAATAACCTGATACTTCTGACGAGGCAATGCAGCAGCCTGCAAATGAACAGCCGCAGAATCGCAATCATCCGCAAAAGATTTCAAAAGCGACTTCTTAACTGTCGGATTGGTCAAAGAGCAAATCTCATCATACTCGGCCATCTTATCAGCGGCTGCCAAATTTAATTGCTTATTGACCAAGTGCAAAGGTTGTTTAGAAAGGAATTGAGAGGGGAGTTTATCCGCCCATTCACCCCAGTCGCCCTCTTCGGCACGCTTGTTGACGAGAGAAAGCTGTCGCTCACCATTCTCATCGGTGTAATAGCTTTGACCGCCGGCTTTGATAAGAGAGCCAAACGGATTGTCGGGGTCATCCTTAACCTTTTTCAGGACATCCGATGTTGGAGTACCCTTTTTCTTATTGGTATTAAACAACACATCCACACCATCGGGAAGATCGTCAGAATAGACAGCCATTCCTTTCAGATAGCGGTTGCCGTCAACCAGAATACGAACCTGCGCATAATGGGAATCTCCCAAAGACAGATCCTGCACACCTCGACGAATCTCAATGACACCATCCTTGTCGATTCCGCCTTCTTCGGCATAGCGAATCTTCAAGCGACTGGAATCCATACTCTTTGGATAAACAAATTTGTCGAAAGTTTCGCCACCATCATGGGAAACATAATCGCGAACGGAATGAACATTTTCGAAATTGTAGATTTCTTTATGCTCTGTTCCGGGAGGACAAAGGACTTTAATGTTTGTCTGTTTACCGGGATTGGTAACTTGAGGGACGCCGCCACCATAAACGGGATAACCTTCCATTTCCAAAATATAAAGAGCCTGGTTCATCTTCTCTTTCGAGATACCAAGCTCCCTCTCTACACCGGTACCGACATCAATCATGCCTTTTTCTGCAATCTGCTGTTTCAAGAATTCAGCGGTTTGCTTCGCCTGATTCATACGGGCTTCTGAACTCTCATTCAAAAGAGAGCGAACCGAAGAATCGTTGGCAAATCCCATTTTCTCGGCGATTTCATTTAAGCTATACCCCTTTTCACGAAGAGCCTTGGCTGTCGCTACATCCTGAGATCTTCGCTCATCCTTAGCCAGACTCATTTGCGTTCTAAACTGAGTAGTGCTCAAACCCATAGACTTTGCAATAGCGACTTCGCCCGTATAGGTCTTTCCATCCGCATCGGTAAAAGTGAAATTGGATTTTTTCATCTCTTCCACTCTGGATAGGAAATCGCCGCTGTGTTGATAAGGGTTATCGCCAGACCCCCATGGATAACGACCAGACCGTCTGGGCATACCGTAATGCATTAAAATATCATCCGTGAGACTCATGGTTTAACCCTCCTGTTCTTTGATTTTTCTGATAACCTTGTCAAAGGTAATGATTTTGTCCATAATTGGAACAATGTCTTCGGCAGTTGGTGTATGATACAGAATTTCGTTGTTCTGATACAACCGAAGTTCCATATCGATTTCTGCCGGTTTCACTTTGTATTCCAAACAAAAAAGAGCAGCATATATTTCAAGCTGCTCCATGTGCGCCGGAACGACTCCGGTCTTTAAGTCGTGAATACGAAGTGTGTTGCCACGGAACACGATTGTGTCCGCAGTGCCAAAGCAATTCTCGGAATAGAAAAGAACCTGTTCCGGAACCATTCGGAAACTGATTGCATCATTGACATACATATTCAGTGTCTTCTGAGTTTTGGGAAGTTTCTGTCCCAACTTGATGCACTGACATGCAAAGTCATGAAGCACCGTTCCTCGTTGTGTAGCCAAAAACTTGGAATAAGATTCGGCTACTTTGGATTCATCATAGTTAATCCAATGGTATTTGCTGGCACCAAGAAAAGCGTGTTGTCCTTCAAGATTGAAATGATTGTTGAAGATCATGCAGCACTTCCTCCTTGTTCTCGGGGCATATGAATCTGGAGAAAGACATCTCATTCATTTTACCCACATAATATTCTTGGTTTGGTTGCTTCTTTGCACCAGCACTTTGTTTACATTCCAGAGTAGCCCATTTGTCATTGTACAGAATGAGCAGGTCAGGAATGCCTTGTAAATATCCCGAGTCGCTTTTCATTACGATGCAGCCGGGAAAGAGTTTTTTCAGCTCTTTAATGAGCTTCGCTTGAAATTGACTTTCGAGCATTGACAAATGAGCCTCCTTTCATGTGATTTTGTCAAAACCGAAGAGAGAATGTCTATTCTTAAAAATAGCTTTTTTACTCCTCTCTTCATAAAAGGGGATGTATTTTTCGCGCGGTGAAAAAAGCATAAAAAAAAAGACCGAGACACTGTTTAAGCATCTCGGCCAATAAAGTATTAAAGTATTAAAGTATTAAATTGTTATCTGGCTTCTATAAGCACGGGGTCAAGTTCAAAGATACCGGTATCGGGGTTATAGTTTTTTACTTTTGCCTGTACTCGAATATTGCTTCCAATTTTCACAAACTCGGCAAGAGTTAGTCCGTCACCCAAATCGTAGACACCCACATTTTTGAATTTGAATGTCGGTCCGGGGTTTGCAGTATTCTCATTTACAAAATCTCCAGCACTGACCAACAAGTCATAGCGAGTATCATAATCCTGGTAATTTGTCAGATAAGTAATGCACCCATCAAACTGAATAACCTGATTTTTATAGGCAATAGCAAACTCTTCATAAGAAGAATCAATCTCGGCATTCAGTGTTAACATGGCTGCAAGTTCCGGACAATTCTCAACAGTAAGAACCTCGCCGTTTGCTTCGGATTCGGGAGGGGTAGTTGTTTCTTGCTCTGAATCCAACTCTCCACTCTCTTTGTTTGGAAAAGTATGATAGGTTATGATAACCTCAATATCAGCAGGGTACCATTTATCGGCAGAATAATCTGTATTGCCGTCTACAGACACAGACTCAACTTCGCCATCTTTGGTGAGCCAACCTGTCACAAGATCGTCAAGCACTTCAAAGCGAATATTGGTAAAACCCTGCTTTTCAAATTGCTCGTAAACTGTTTGGTAGTCTCGACCTTTTTGGACACTTGAGCCAGATGGCGTTTTTGCTTCGCCGTCATGTCCTTCTGAACTGCACCCTGCAAATGCAAATATCATAACCAGAGCCATGAATAGTGATAAAAGTTTTTTCATCTCGTTGTTCCTCCACAGAACGAATTATTCTTCGTCATCGGAGTTGTCACTTCGATTAGCAATCAGATTAGAACCTAAAACCGAGCCAAGCACTGCGACAATGCTTGCAGCTACTCCACCGACTATACCGATTATCTTCAATCGATTATTGGCTTTCTCGTAGTCCTTTCGAGAAACCTCGTCAGCGACTGCGCGCATCTGTTCCAAAATATAACTCTTCTCGTCAAACGATAGATCTTCCTCATGAAGAATCCGTTCAAGAGAATCCATTACACGATTGTACATATCGTAGCAGACTTGTGTGCTCTCTCGGTCATCCTGCAATGCTTCTTCTAAAATGCTTCGATACTCTTTCATAATATCAAGCGAAGCGGATGCAAAATTAGGAAACTGTTCTAATGCTTTCTTAGCGACCTCCGGGTCCATTCTCGGTATCATGGAGGCAAAAGCAATGACCTTGTCTTTTGTCAAATGCCGGAAATCCGGAATGTCCAATTTTTTCAGAACCTGTAGTTCTGTGTAAGGTCTACTCATTACTTTGTCCCTCCGTGACTTCATGAGGGCATTAAAAAAGTGCGCCCCCTATGCAAGAGAACGCACAGAAAAAGTGCAAACCCTCACATTGTTGCCACACAATCTCAATCAAGTCGCAAAAGGACAAATGAAATGAGTAAAGAGAGAAAACACTTTTTACCAAAGTAATTTTCCCTTAACGACTTAAAAATATTAGATTGTGTGGCTCTTACATTATAGCACACCTCGCAAGAAAAAGAAAGAACTTTCTGTGAAAAACTCTTGACTTTTTGTCCGTTTTGTGCTATGGATTTTTGCTCGTGGCCAAAAGCCCACTTTACTTGCCCTTATTTATATAAATATTAAAACTTTTTATCGCAACTAATAAGAAATAAAAGTGGGCAAATGGCCAGAAGACCACTTTTTCACAAGCAAATTGTCGCAAATCGCCCAAAAAGGGGCAAAAAACGCCAAAAAAGTGCCGTTTTGAGAAAATGCCTCTCAATTTTTCTGCCCACTTTTGGTCCGCGGATTTGGCCAAAAGCCCACTTTTTTTGACCAAAAAACGGGCAAAGCGTCCGTACAAGCTCCAAAATTCTTCAAAAAATGACCAAAGCCCACTTTCCCAAAAATGAAAATGGCCACAAATTCATCAGTTTTCCAAGAGTATACGGACGCTTTTCAGTCATCTCCAAACCAGTCCGGTCTTCTTATCAATCAAGACTATCCGTCCCTCAATTTCAAAACCAGCCAGCTCACACAAGTAAAACAGTGTATGCAGCAGTTTGTGAAATCTTTCGTCCTCTTTGTCAAGGTTCCTCATAGCCTCAAAAGCGGTCGGGTCCGAATACCCCTCAGCATTAAACCGAGGATTGTTAGGATTGCCCATAATATGTGTCTCCTTTCTTCTAAGTTTTCTTCAAGACTGCCACCCCCGCTTCTAAGCTCGCCGGAACATCAATCAGTCTTTGGTTATTGCTTCCTCTGAATTCAAGACTCAGAGAACGCCTTTCCTGTATAAACGGTCCATCCACAAGTACATCAACAAACTCAAGCAATTTGTTGCCTTGTCCGTACAAGTCTTCAAAAAGATAACCAGTGTAGCACCATACCGTCAGCCCTAATTCATGAGCTTTCTCAGCAATAATGCAACACTGGTCAGATTGACAGAACGGCTCACCCCCTGAGAGAGTGATACCGTCTATGTATTTTTTCCTTTTTGAAATATCACGCAGCAGGTCATCAACAGATACAAGCTTGCCTCCGTCAAATGAATGGGTTTGAGGATTGTGACAGCCGGGGCAGTGGTGAGGACAGCCTTGTACAAATATCACATAGCGGATTCCGTCACCATCTACAATGGACTCTCGCTCAATCCCCGATATTCTGATTGACCTTGTGCTTGACACGATCTCTTTCCTCCGCTCTTTTAGCATCGTTCCACTTGTCAAGGGTTCCGACCAAATATCCCGTAATGCGTCTGATTCGCTCGAAAGGCTGTGTGTCCGTCTCAGATCTTCCGCACTGCGGGCAGACATCATCGATGATGCCGTTATAGCCGCACACAGGGTCGCGGTCTACAGGGTGGTTAATACTGCCATAACCGATACCGGCTTCTTTCATATGACGAACAACCTTTTCAAATGCAGCAAGGTTTTTGCTCGGATCTCCGTCAAGTTCGATATAAGAAATATGACCGGCATTGGTAAGAGCATGATACGGTGCTTCAATGTCGATTTTCTTGAGTGCAGGCAAATCGTAATAGACCGGGACATGAAAACTATTAGTATAGTATTCTCTGTCGGTAACGCCCTTGATAACACCGTACTTAGCCTTATCTGCTCGAAGCAGTCTGCCTGCCAAACTCTCAGCAGGAGTCGCCAAACAAGTCACATTCATGCCAAGTTCCTTGCTCTTGCGATTACAGTAGTCACGAATATAACCGACAATGCGGCATCCGAGCTCTTGTGAATCCTCGCTTTCGCCATGATGATGTCCAGTAAGAGCTACAAGGCACTCTGCAAGCCCGCAGAAGCCGATAGAGAGCGTCCCATGCTTTAACACCTCTCCAACCTTGTCGTCCGGTCCAAGCCTGTCAGAGTCCATCCAGACGCCCTCGCCCATAAGGAATGGGAAGTTACGGGCAACTCGGGAAGCCTGAATTTCATAACGGTCGAGAAGTTGCTGCATGGTTGCATCAAGCATCTTGTCCAGCAGTTTGAAGAATGCAAGCAAATCGCCTTTAGACTCAATGCCCAATCGAGGCAGATTGATGGATGTGAAACTCAGATTGCCTCTACCGGGTGCAACCTCACGAGTAGGGTCATAAACATTACCCATTACACGAGTACGGCAGCCCATATAGGCAACCTCCGTTTCAGGATGACCGGACTTGTAATACTGGAGATTGAAAGGTGCATCAATGAAGGCAAAGTTCGGGAAGAGTCGCTTTGCACTGACCTTCATTGCCAGTTTGAACAGGTCATAGTTCGGGTCATCGGGATTGTAGTTGATGCCCTCCTTAACTCTGAAAATCTGAATTGGGAAGATGGGGGTTTCGCCGTGACCAAGCCCTGCCTCCGTAGCAAGCAGAAGTTGCTCAATCGCCAATCTGCCCTCCCAGGAAGTGTCCGTACCATAATTGATAGAGCTGAAAGGCACTTGGGCACCTGCACGGGAATGCATGGTATTCAGATTGTGAACAAAGCCCTCCATGGCTTGATAAGTGTCACGAGTGGTTTTATTGAGAGCATAGTCCTTAATCCAAAGTTCGATTCTTGTACCATGACCGATACCACCGTCATCTCCACAAATATCATTAGCAATGTTCCGAGCTTCTTTCAGATACTTCTCATAAGTATACCGAACACCCTCGGCCATTGCGTAATCGAAGTCAACAACACTCTGTCCGCCGTGTTGGTCATTCTGGTTCGACTGAATAGCAATCGCAGCCAAAGCCGCATACGAGCCAATACTTTTCGGTGCTCTCAGATGCCCATGACCGGTATTGAAACCGTTTTTGAACAGCTTGCGAAGCTCGATCTGTGTGCAAGTAGTCGTCCATGCGTAGAAATCGAGGTCGTGTATATGCAACCATCCATCACGGTGCAGCTCTGCAATCTCAGGGCGTACCAAATAGGAAAGGTTGTACTCTTTGGCACTGTTAGCACCATATTGCAGCATAGCCCCCATAGGGGAGTCGCCGTTGATGTTGGCATTATCTCTTTTCAAATCACTGTCTTTTGCCTGAAGAACAGTAATGCTATCAAAAATAGCTTTTACTTTTTCTCCAAATTGTTCACTCATAGCAGGTCCTCCTTAAATATCATCTTTTTGGCGATGCAGACTGTGTTCCGTATCAAAACCGTCAGGGTAACGGGCTTTCAGCTTGTCCACATTCATCTGCATAATGGTTTCTAAATCATAGCCGATGGCTTTTGCACTAACAGCAAGATACCAAGCTACATCGCCGAGTTCTTTAGCCATGTGCTCAGCATCCAAAGTATGACCTTGAAACAGATGTTTTTTCAAAATATCAATGCATTCACCCGCTTCGCCATTTAAGCCCATCAGACCGTTTAGTAAAAGTCTGTCAGGCGATAACTCGCTTGGTGCAGTGCGAAGTGCTGCCCGCTGATAATCGTTCGGTGTCATGTAAGTGCCTCCTGTAATTCTTATTTACCAGTGCTATAGCCTGGTTGATTTGAATATCCAGTTTCCGTTGTTCCTTAGCTTCACGCAGACGATCACGAACAGCCTGGATATCCTCTTTCGTCGCTTCTCTGGCAAGCATAATCTTTTTTCTCCTTTACAAAAATAAGAGCCGAGGTTTATGCCCCAGCTCTCAATCGGTGATTTAGTCAAATGCATTTTTAGAGAATTGCTTCTCCAGAACGATAATTTTCTGTCCAATTTTGGTGGAACTTACACTTGACGGAAATATCACTAATGAAGTCATAATGGACAACTTTCTTTGATGTGATTTTTCCATCTGGTGTATCGCTGGTTACAGTCGCATTTTCAACTGCTTTGAGAATATCAAGATAGTCTTGCTTATGGGAGCAGACCTCACGATGAGCACAGCGAGTGCACAAGGTTTCTTTTACTCCTGCATCAAACATTTGCTTTTTCCTCCTTCCCAGTAATCAGCTCACTATAAGGTAGCTGCTCGATCCAGTCGCAGAAGATATGCCACTCGTCAAGTTTGTGGTTACGACGGGATTTGTAGATGTTTGCGAGAACCTCATAGTTCAGCATGACTGTCCGGCGCTGGTTATAGGAGCTCGGCAGAAGCTGGATCATCTGCCACCAGTACAGCGGGGCGGTGATATCGAGATAGACAGTAATCATCCGCATAAACTTGCGATGGTCAGTGCCGGCGTTGCGGAGACGGGTCATCAGATCGAAGTCATTTTCACCAACTTCAAAATGCGGAATGTCGCAGCAAAGGTCACAATTCTCAATTACACTACATTTTTTATCACCGCAGCAATATCCACTATCACTCTTCTCCCAAGAGTTCTTCGGGTTACGCATACCACGAATAGCGTGCTCCCACCCCATAACCTCGGTGTTTTCAATTTTCAGCATAGTTACTTACTCTCCTTTGTGTACTGGTCGATGGTTTTCTTAATCTTGGTAGTGGAACCGAACATCTTCTTGGTGACCGCAGCACAGAAACCAACATAACGGTCATACTGATCTCCTTCGCCGCAGGAAACGATTGTCTTAGTGCCATCTTTCCACATTATAATAGTCTTCGGGCCGCTGAAAATGATTTGATGGATGGCATCGTCAGCGAGAACACCTGCATCCGGAATAACAGCAAGGAATCTCTCCTCGAACCAAAACACGCCATACTCGCTATCGGGATTTATGTAACCATCAATTTGAACACCGATTTTGTCCTTATAGTTCTTTTTTACAATGCCGACCTGACCGACAAATCTACCGGCATAGTCCGCACCGGGCATAATAGCCACTTTTGTACCAACAGTAATCATGTTTTTTCTCCTTTCAAAATATCACAAAATCCACAGGATGCACTTCACCGTCAAAGCAATGACGATAGCAGAAACACAAAGGCAAGCTACCAGTGCAATAGCCTGTCCGATTTTATAAGCGACAGTGTTAATTCTGTCATCATTATTGTTGCTATGCATAATTAACCTCCATATTGAAGACCGAGATGAGAATATAACTCCTTATAAAGCTGCTTCTCGATCTTGTCCTTATAAATTTTTACAACTTTGCCATCAATGATGGTGTTCACAGTTTCACGCAGGATAGGTACCGTCATTTTAGCCGCTGACGGTGCTTTCGCCTCAGTAACAAGAGACTCCGGAAAATATCCCAAAGCCTCCATTTGTTTATGATCGCACTTATCAGCTAAAGGACATTTACGGCATTTCTCAGCCAGCCTTTTCAGAGCCATCGTCCGTCACCTTCCTTTCCAGATACCGCCTGATATGCTCACAGCGTTTCCGATTTTTACACCGAATAACAGTGTCAGAAATCGTGATCTCGTTCATGAAAGCATACATCTTCTGCGGTTTCTCAACATCCGGCTCAAAGTCCATACACTCCGAGCAGTAGTCTTCAACTTCAACCCGAATCATCGGCATCTCCTTTCTCAAGCTGCCAGCGTGCCCTTGGAATAACTGCCGACATACTTGGTTTCATTAAAGTTCTTTTTTTCGCTCAGTGCTCGGCTGATTGCCAAATCAATCGCTGAACGAGATTTCAAGTGGTAGTAATACAGATCCTTAAATGGTGTATTTAGCCTGTCTGTTCGACCTGCTGACTGCTTCATGATTTTGTAAGAGTAGTTTTGCGAGTAGAAGACAATCGTGTCCGTACTGATGCAATTCCACCCTTCCGCTCCGGCATTGTACTGAACCAGATATACCCAACTATCACAAGTTGGAATCGGCTGATGCTTGTGCCCGTTCCACTCTGCAATCTCAACATTCTCTCCGTAATACAGGTTTTTAAGAATATCAAGCTCGTAATCGAAATTGTAGAACACAATCATCTTCGGATGCTTCTCAAACAGCTCCATCAATGCGATTTGTCTTGACTCATCCTCATTTACAATGCGTCGCCAAATATAACAAAGTTCACTGGCGGTAGCGATTGGCTCATTCTTATAAGGATTCCAGCGAAGTCTACTGACATCTTTGTACTTGCTGACATCATATTTCACATAGACATCTTCATGATGAGAGCAGGTTTCCCGTTTGAAATCCATCTCCACCAGAATAGAATCGCGCAGTCGAATCAGTCGTCTGACACCCAAGTATCTGTCCACTTTTGGGTATTTACCGTTCACCCAGGTCATAACTATGTGCTCTTCTTTGAAAGCGGTACGATTTTTGTAGAACCCATTTGCCACAAAGACCGGAATATAATCCTCCCATGTATCTCCTGGAGTCGCGGAAAGCAAAATCCATTCATTAAACTTGGCAATTTTTAGGAATGCCTTAACCCATGTGCCTGAGCCAACAACACGCTGTTCGTCAAATATAAAGAAGGCGTCCGTAACAGTGGCATACTTACCAATATTGTTCCAAGAATCCACTACAACCTTGTTTTTATAAGCATTAACCTCCGGATGGACAGAAAGAAGGAAGGGCGAAAGCTCACCCTCCCATTCTAAAGTGTCCCTTTTTCTTGCCGTTGTGATAATGTACAGGTCTTTCGGAGTGTTCGGCATACGAATATAACTTTTTGTGCCGAGCTTACCGCCATTTTGCTTGTAGTAATAGGCTAATGCTGTTCTGGATTTACCGCTGCCAACTCCACCGCAGAGAATACAGCCGTTTTTCATCCTGTTCACAGCATCGGTTTGATAGTCTCTAAGTGATATACCTGCCATCAGCACCTCCCGAAGAGCCGACGTATCGACCAAACGGGAGAGAAGTACATCGGAGTAAACCAATAGTTCTCTGTAGAGTCCTTATCAGTCATCGGCTCTGTCAATGAATTACCGATTTTAACCATTCCTGCGACACCGAGAAGTGAAAGCTGAATATAACACATCAGAGCAACTGTCATGTCGATGTCCTGAGCCACAACAAGCACATGATTCTGATAATTGAGATTGGCTTTTTCCAGTCTTTTTCTTGCCGCATGAATGCCTGCAATTAGAGTAGCACCCGCTCCACAACAAGGGTCGTTGATTGAAATATAACCATCCTGCTCCACTTTTTGAACCGCATCATCCATAGTCACCTCAGCCATCAGCTCGCACACATGATAGGGAGTGAAGAACTGACTGCTGTCTTTGTTGCCAAGGTCCAGCGACATATAAATACTGCCCAGAAAGTCCTGCTCTGGATTTTTCTCCAAAGCTAAAACCGTCTGCGCAGCCAGTTCAGGGAACATATTCTGCTCTTGCTTGTTGTATTTTTTAATGGTTTTCAAATATAACGCATCACGCTCGTCGTAATGCTCCTTATCTACAGGATTGGAAAGAGCACAGGCAAGCATAACAACAAAGTCATGCCATACATCCCAAGCTCGATGACGATTGGTCAACTGTTTGAACACGCTGAGAAATTCCTTTTCCGGATCTAAAACCTTTTCAGTTTTTTTACCGGCGGGCTTTTTTTGCTTTGGCAATTCCTCTTTTTTCTCAGGCTCAACCGTTTGCGGAATCTCTTCCACCGGCTGCTGAGATTGTGTGATTACTTTCGGTTTAGGCTTGGTTGACTTCTTGCGTTTCTTTTTCTTCTTTTGCCAAAACACGAGTATCGGCCTCCTTTCACAATGTTTTTGTTGCCAAATCCATCAACTGCTCCACTTCGGATGGCAGCAATACAATGTCATACCAGTCGTAATCTTCGACACTATCATTCTCAGTTACTCTGGTGGGTGACATCATAACAGTAGCGTAAATAGCTTCAGGATGAGCGATTGGATATTCCACACTGATTTCTGCGGAAATAGCCTCGGGGTATTGTCCACCAAGCCATTCTTTAGAGGCAAAGAAATACAATGTTACGGTTTCATGCTCATCACTTTTGTATTGTTCATCGAGCATGACTTTGCTAATGTCAAATTCAAATGTATATCCTTTCATGTTTCTTTTTCTCCTTTCGGTGATTGAATAAAGGGCTGTTTCCTCTTACTGTCATAGGCGTGCACACCTAATCAAGATCTTACTGGACATTTAACCAGACATGTACTAAGCTGGCACCCTTTATTTTTAATTAGTTCCAAGGCATCTCGTCCGGACCCTCGCTGTCAGCGTACTTCTCAGCAAATTCGTCTTCCTCAATGGTGACATACATAGTCTTGAGGTAAGCCTTGACGCCGGTTTTGCCATTGACTTCCCAGTTGTAGGGACGGATAGTCAGGTCAACATTACGGATCTCCGCAAAGTCGAGCGTACCAATGGATTCCTCATCCAGAGGGGTCTTTGCTCTGCGGGTAATCATGATAACCTTAGGCGGAATGTTGTCGAAGCTGACTGCCACCTGAATATAATGACGAGGAGCTTCGTCCTCATCACGAGGAGCCAGAACACGAACATTCCATCCGTCCTCAATCAGCTTCTGTGCCATGTCAGCGTCTTCAATGACCACACAGAAGTTGCGGCTGCCCGCACGGTTGTACTTGGATTCCTCGCCCTTGAAATTTCTGAAGATGATACGGGCGTTTTCGATGATGATGTTGTCTACTGCTTTGTAAGCCATTATAATTTTCTCCTTTCAAATTTTGCGTTTGTCGCAGGGAAATGAACAAAACCTGCACTCGTCACTCGGAGTACAGGTCTCGTCCAAATCAGCATTCTTAAAAATATAAATGAGGATTGCCGCTAAAAGAATAAGCTGCATACTCATCACCTCACATCAAATGGGGTTGTCTCTTCCTCGTAAGGCTCACCGGGTCCGAACCATGGAGGAGTATTGTCAGATACATAGGGTTCGTCCGCAGCAAAGCGTTCGAAGTCGCCGTAAACAGACAAAGACTTCACTGCCTCATCGACCATATTGTTGTAATAGGCACGGTCAATGTCATCCTGCTTCTCAAGCTGTCTGACCATCTCAGATTCGAGCCATCTGAAACCCTTAGAGCCTGTCGCAGCGGCATAACCCTTTTCTTTGGTTTTCTTGTTCTCCATTTCACGAAGCAAGATACCGCCACCACAGCCGGGTTTGATAGGACAGAATTGACCAACTTTTCCGACAAAGTGGTAATTGTGACCTTTGGTAATTTCAGTTGCAAGTTCTTCAACCCGAGCGCATTCAGTTTCCATCGGTTCATCCATTCGTTTGGGGTCGTTGATCTGCTTCCATAACTTGTCTTTCTCCGCTTCAAGAGCACTCACATCCGGCAAGTCCTCATTCATATCGAGATACAGAGCCGAAGTGACAGACTTGGTCTCACACATATCCTCGAACTCGATGGACTCCTTGCTGAACAGCGTCTTGAACACATACGGAATCTGGAACTGTGTGCCGGTTGCTGTCCATTCATAAGGATGCTTTTTGTTATCCTTACAAATGTCCTTTGCTGACTCAATGTACTTTTTGCCATACAGGTCACGGCACTTCTCCACAGTGGCATAACGAGCAATATAAACTGCATCGTTGACCAGACACATACGGTCGTATGTAGCCTCGTGTTCAAAGTTGTAGCCATAAAGCTTGCCATACTCAGTCACAAACTGGATGATCTCAGGTGTCGCATCGGGGATCTTGATAGAGTCCGTCTTAATGTGAGCAACAGTAAAGCCCCGTTTCTGGACCTCGTGCTTGAGGTTCACCATAAACAGGGCTCCGCGTTTGGCAACAATGTTGTCCTTATTTCGATTGTCGTGGAACGGGTGGTCAAAGCTAGCTGATGTCAGACCATACACAGAGTTGATTGCGATTTTCAGAGCCTGAGCCAACGAATCAGCCGCAGCCTCGTCCGTCAGATACTTAGCCAATGCTCCATTCAGCATCTTCTTAGCTTTGTCGAACTCCTTGTGCTTGATAGCAATACGAGCCTGGAGAATATCATTGAACCGTTTTGTGTATTCCGGTCCAAACAATTCTTCTGCTACAATACTGCTCGGGTGCATAGAAGCAATGTCCAGCAGGGCGATGTTAGCATACATACCCGGCTCGGCATAGACATAGCCGCCCTCGCCAACCTCTTCGCCTCTGTAGATGGATTTGCCCATCTCAAAGGTGTAGCCAGGGAAGATAGGACGATGGTTTTCATCAAACTGTGTGAACTCATCGTAGTCCTCCAGTCCCATTGTAAACGGCAGGTCGTCATTTGGGTCGAAGATCTGACTCTCGTCGCCCATGAATCGGTAGTTAAACTGATCCTGCGGTTTACGGTTGTTACCAAATATAATTTTGGTAGTCAGTGAATTAGTGGTGTCATTGACAGTCATGCCTGCAACATCCGCCAGAATCTGTCGAGCTGTGAAGTCTGCCTTACGAGCATTGAAAGTTGCCTCTGTAGCAATAACATCGTTGTCGCAATACTCGGCGACCTTAGTCCAAAGCTCCTCGGGCACAGGCTGATCCCACGGAAGTCCAAGCTCCTGATGGTGCAGTCCCAGTTCAATCTCGAATTTCTTTAGAGACTGCTTTTTGCTGGAGAAGTCATACACATCCGTATAGGAAACATTGTAAGCCTCTCCAAAGAAGCAGTTTGCACTGCCATTGATAATACGGGTCGAGAGGTTATAAAGCTGTTCATTCGTATACCCCATAAGTCGAGCATAGAGAATATGATTATCGTACCTGCGGCAGTTAAAGCCAACCAGACGGAATCTCATAAGCTCCTCAATCTCAGCAGGCGTGGGGTTAATCATACGAACTACGGGCTTGCCCTCGCCCTCAATTTTCCAGTTGACAAGAAACAGATTCGGAAATACCTCAACATCGTAGAACACGAGTTTGGCATCATCGTTCTTTGCTCCAGCCGACTGGTCAGCGGATTTGAATTGCATTTTGTTGACCAACTTGATGCAGTAATCCGCTTGATGTGTGCTGCTTGCTGCGAATGCCAATACAGCATTTCGCATGTCCGTCACATCATAGTTGAGGTCGCTCGCATAAGCTTCCTCAAGAATTTTGTAAATGAAGTCGATACTTGGCTTAGTAGCCGGGTGGTATTCCTTATTTAGGTTTCGTTTAATTTGGGTTCTAAGACCTTTCTCGCTCTTCACTCCTTCAAAATTTATCACTTGCTTTTCTCCTTTCAGTGGTAAACCAGAGTTGATCGTTGCGATAGGTAAATCATTACACTTTGTCAGTTTGCGTCTGAGCGAGCTTTTGCCTGTGAACACTTTGACCTCAATGTGGTCGTCATAGACTCGGCTGAGCTTGGACACATCGCCGGCGTAAATATAATGAAGGTGGATGCCCGCACCACTTTTACTGAGTTCGGCGTAAGTAGGCGGCCATTTACTCGCTTCCTTGAGATTCAGCTCAAAGGACTTATTGCCTTCCTTATCCTGAATATCAAAGTCGATAACAATATGGTTTTCCGGAACCTTGACATAGTGAAGCCTTGAAGTGGTCAACTCATTTAATGTGGTAGTAACCTCGTCCCATTTAGAGACAGGGGTTTCCTTTGCTGTTGCATACTGGGCAGGGCAATCAGCACACTCACGGTCAAAGACCGATGTTTGTTTGAGAAACTCAATCAGCTTGTGACTTGGCTCTTCTTTTTCAGAGAGAGTCTGGTCCTCAAACTTTTCAGTTCTGAACCCTGTATAGTAGCTGCGAACACGAGTACCGTCTTCAAGACTAAAACGCTCTTTATAGTCCCGGAAATAGTTCTTCAGTTCCTCTTTGAAGATTCGCTGAGAGAACGGAAATGTTACTTTTGCCTCGTCACAATAGGTTTTATACATCTCCCATGAGGCTTTGAGAGTTGTACCGTCTTCTTTCTTGAATACATGGTAAGAATCAATGATGAAGTTGTAGAAATCATTAGATGCACCAAGCATCGTCACGGGAATATAATCATCGTACATACCGGGATTGCTCAAATATACTTCCTGACAGTGGTATGCAATGGCACCAAGCTCAAACTCAATCTGCTTTACAACCGCCTTGTATTCCTTAGGGCTTAACTTATTGCCGGAAGGGGACACATCGATCAATCGTCTGATAAGACCTGACTTTGCGTCCGTAATCTTGACCGGCTTGTTCGTGCCCATGAACAGGAAACACTTAAAGCGGTTTGCATAAGTAGATTTGAACTTTTCATTTACTGTCATCAGCTCGTGAGAAACCAGACTGTTCAGTCGGGTATTATCCTCAATTCTCGACAAGTCGCCATCGTGCTGAATCGCCACAAGCGGATTTGTCTTGAATGCTTCCAGCGCAAATGAATTGCTGGAGGAGCCGAGAGCCTTTGCGTCAAACACCGAATAGTAGCCCTCGAAGAGCTGCTGAATAATGTTCAACACCGTAGATTTACCCGTACCTGCTGCACCGTACAGAACCATGAACTTCTGCAATTTCTTTGATTCACCGCAGACGATGGAACCAATAGCCCATTCAATCTTTGCCCGTTCTTCCTCAGAGTAGATTACAGACATCAGCTTATTCCAGGCGTCAGTGGTTCCTTTTTCAAGAGGATAGTTCAATCGTTTACTTGCATAGTCTTTCTTGTTTGTAGGGGTGTTCGAGAATATCAATTTCTCATCCAGCATGTGGAACGAGTCTCTCATCTGCTTCTGACAGTATTTGTGCCACGAATCGATCATCCCAGATTCGGAGTCCCACATATGCAGGACTTTGATACTCGCATCGAAATGCGTGCGGTTTTCCTCTGCATACTTATCGAGTTCACGATCGATAAGCTGGAGTGCATCCTGCTCGTCCGTAGACCATAAACCTCGGTCTTCCAGCCAGATGGCATAGAAGTCGCCGCCTCTAATCATCAGATCAGAGCTTTTCTTAATGATAAACTTCGGATAGATTTCTATTACACCACGCTTCGTACTACGGGTTGAAATCATTAAAAAGTCGATCATCGAGGTTCATTAGTCTCCTTCCGTGTTTTTAAGCTCCTTGATTTCCTTTTTCAGATTCTGGAGTTCGTCACGCAGAGCTGTAATTTCCATACCCTGAATAACGATGTTGGCTGTTGCAACCACCGCAAAGAAAGACATTGTGCGGTTAATAGATTTTTGCTTACGGAGTGTTTTGGCAAACACCCTCATAGCATTTTCGGAGCAACGAAGGCTGCCGAAAATATAACGGATCATCTCGTCCATGTTTTTTCTCCTTTCATAATTACAGGATGCTTCCCAGATACCAGTTCATCTGCCACCAGATTTCGACAGATCTCATATCGTACTTGCAGTGTTCTATCGTGAACAAACCGCCTTCGCCATTTCGTTTGTACTTGCGGTCCATAAAACGAAATATCACTTCGTCCGTATACTCCGCATCAAACCGAGAATCATTCATAGAACCAAGACCCAAGCTGACAATCATATTCCAGAACCACTGTCCGGTCCGATCGCCAATATCGGGGTCTCGCATGATGTTTTCCTCGCAACGAAATGCCAATGCAATAAGCATCTCTAAAACGCTACAAGGGCGATTATCCAAATAACTGGCAATCATAGGACCCTCGTATTTATTTTCATAGCCGAAACGATAACGGAGGTCCATCCCATCTTCAGCTCTGTTTCCATCCATCGGCAGCGAATACTGAAAATCAATATTGTGCAGATGGTTCAAAAGCTTGTGATAGGACAGCCTCCGTGTATATCGTTCGTCATATACGAGCTGACACATCCATTCAAAATATTCATTGTTCAGCTCTTTCTCAGTCATTTAGTCCTCCTGTCCGGGCTCCATACCCGTTACTTCTCTGAAAGACCGATTGTCTCTACAGATCTCATAGTCACATCTCAGGCGGTCATTGCGAACAAAGACAGAATCGTCTTCATAATCACCGAAGTGGTCTGCGAAATCCTCACCGACAGTGTCATCGATGTCTTCCACAATCTCGTCTTCATCGTCAGCCAGAACGCCGTCCTTAGCATAATAGGTCAGGCTGATCTGAGTGTAATTGTCCGAATCCCCGAAATCATCGGGAGAGATAACATAAGGTTTGTCGGGCATAGGTTCATCCTTTTCTTCAATAGTATTTTTCTGACTATGCTCGGTATAATTGGTATAGCCCTCTTTCTGAAGCTTTGCGGCATAGTCTACAAGGTCGGGCTTCAGCTTAGCAATGTCGGCCTTATGCTGATTTTCGCTCTGCTCGTCTTCCTGAGCCTTGTTTTTCATATTGAAATCGGGCTTGCGTTCGGCAAATACAGCCTTAACAGAATCGATTTCCTCCTGAGCAATCTGCTCATAGTGTTTCTTAAGGTAAAGCCATGTAGCAGCGGAGCCAACGGTAGCACCGGCCATAAACATGGCAAAGTTGAGTTTACTCATCGTCTTCGTATTCCTCCTCGTCAGAATTGATTGTTACAACAGTAACGGCGAGACCTCCGAATAGCAATGCCGCACTCAGAAGAATCCCGCCGGTGATATGTCTTTTTCGCTTGCTGTCAAGCATAGCGTCGATTGTTGAAATGAAGTCGTCCAGAAATTCCATTTCTTAATACTCCTTTCCACCAGAGAGAACGGCAATGCCACCAACGAGGCAAAGACCAGCCATAGTGGAAAGAATATACGAGAATAAAGCTTTCATGTTAGTTCTCCTTTCATTCATAACTTGAAAAATAATGGCAACATTCCTGGAACAGGGGTTTTCCGTACTTGCTATACCCTCCGGCCATGAAGAATATAACATCGTAGTTTGTCCTTTCCAGAAGCTCCTCTTTCACGAGCTCAACGATTTCAGGCATTATGTAGCAGCGGTCAATTCGTCCGTTCCACATGACACTGAACTGATTCGGCTGATAGATCACATCTGTCACATTATCAGGGAAGTGTGGGTCGTCCGCTCGGTTCAGAATTGTGTCAATGACAAGCCTTTTACCAAGTTCCGTTTCCCCCTCAGCTTCGCCCATCGTAACAAGTGCAATCAGATTGATTTCCTCTTCGGAGAGAGGATAAATCCATTCCTCAACCTCAGGTTCAGTGGATGCCATAGCCCCGACCGTAAAAGTCGGAACATTTGCAACCATCGGCTCAGTGGTGACATAAACGGGTTCATTCCATGTTGCCTCTGGTTTCGTATTTTTATCGATAGCGCACACGGCGATCACCAAACACGAGACAGCCAAAAATATCACTGCCAGTAGAGCGCCGAATGCTCTTGATTTTGTGTACATTGTTAAAACCTACTTTCTTTTGAAAATATCACCTCCTCATGTCAAGCTGGAGGTTAGTAGTTACATCTTTTCCCAGATGTTGCCCTCAACATTGAAGTCAAGCAGAAGAACAGGCTCATGGCGTCCGTCTTCGGCTTCACGCTCTACCTCAACGATGCGGAAATTCACATATCCGTCAGGACCATCCTTTGTCCAACCGACAATCTGTCCCGCAGGAGTACGAGGCAAATCCAGATCATCAAGCACCTCATTCAAGAAGAGATGACCACGGGTCTGGAGCTTGTCATTTGCAAATGCCTGCTGCGCCTTAAGGAACATGCGGTTTTAGTCCTGATTGGTTTCATAGTTGCGGCTCTTAGAATCGAAGTAAACCGCATAATCGCTCTGGAGATTCGGGTCCGTCACCATGACAGTCTTCTTAACCTTTTTCTCCTTGCCGGTCTCGGGGTCAACCTCAACCTCTTCAAATTTCTTTGCCTTGATACCATACTTCAGCTCGGTGTCAACCTGTTCGCCGAAACGCTCAACTACTCGTCCACGATATTCCTTGAAGCTCTTGTCGATGGCGGCATAAGCAGCTCCCAAAGCCACATTACGCTTACGCAGAATATTGTTGGATGCAAGAATGCTGGTGATGGACAAAGTGCCCAGAATTACAGCAGGTGCATACAGCTTGGCAAACTTAATGCCGGTCTGAGCGTAGATAATGGTGAGATCTTTCTTGGAATCCTCAGCAGAATAGGTTTCACCGGCTTCAGTAACACCGGTCTCGGTAGCAGCGTGAACCTTGTCAATATCACTCTTGGTGTCTTCGACAATCTTGTTCACCTTAGTGGTAGCCTTACAAGCAATAACAGCGCTCGCAACGGTGCCAACAATGCCAGCCACAACGAGAATCTCAGGGCTGTGCTTCTTGAGCTTCATAACGGTCTTATTGGCAACGCCGCTGACGCTCTTCATGATTTCGGTCTTATTTTTCATGTTTATAATTCTCCTTTTCGTTATTTGTTAGAATTGATTTCTGCACCACAGGCGGCATATCCAGCCAGATCGACATAGCTGTCGTCCGTAGCAGTGCCGGTCCTGATTCGTGCAATTTTAAGAAGCGCCATCATCATGGCAACATCATTTGCAGTAAATTCAACGCCTTTATAGACGCTCCAAAAGTTCGCGATAGAGGTGAAGTTGTCTTCGGGAGAGCCGTATTCATTCTCTCTTTGACCACATACACAGACTTTTGCCTTATCGAGGGTTTCAGCTCTGTTCATTAGCTTCACCATCCTTATCATCAGAAGTGAGCGGAATATAATCACGCTTACGCTCCTTGGCGATTACCTGACATCCACACATCGGGCAGTCAAATGCGTCATACAGACATTCTTCAGCGGTAGAGCCGAAGGCAACTGCCAGCCCAGTCTTTCCGTTATCACGAGCAAGATAGTGTCTTTCGACAATGGCATTAAACTTAGTGCCACAAACTTTGCATTCAAGCATTATTTTTTCTCCTTTCAGTTCAGCGGGATAGCTCTCGGTAGTTTCAGAATATAACCGTCTCTGACTCTGACCGCAGTGGCTCCGCCAATGTTTGTCCAACCATATCGGTTCATTGTGAAGTTGTCATTCGGAACACGAGCAAGGTCATAGAAGTCAGATACGCTCACCGTTCCATACTGGCTGATAATGTCATTCATAGCATCCAGCACAGCCTCGGCATCTCCGCGGGTATCGAACAAAATATCATCATAATCGAGTCCGCCTCGTCTGCTGTTAGCAGAACCCGCACGAACACGCTCGGAATCCCGTTCGTAGTAGTTTCGATAAGAAACTTTAGAAGCAGTGCCGTTTTTTCTACTTCGACCTGCTTCGCCGTACAGAATCATATCAATACCGGTTGTAACAATGTCGGAGATAGCCTTTTTAACAGCAGGTACAATGACCTCCATCAAAATATAAGACTTGACATTGTTTGCATCCTCGGCGATAAATACATCAGCAAACTTTTGCATATCGCCTTTTTTTCGAGTTTTAGCGGTCCCGGTAATAACCGCTTCCACTTTCTTTTCCGACTTCTGTTCCTGTCGGGATTTATCAGAATTGGACTTGTAATCTTCCACTATTGATCTCCTTTCTTACGCCGGAATCAGCTTACCGGGCAGAGTGATTTTGCAATTCGGCATAAAGCCGTTTTCTTTCTTATAGCGATAGGTGAGATTGCTTCTCGCCTTAGCTTCCGTCGGAGCCACAGTAGTCGCTTTCCAACGATGCTGGATGCAATCGTCGAATCGCATAACCGGGCCGTCGTACTTATACTCCTGCATAAATTAGCCTCCTTTTCGTGAGATAAAAGAAAAAGGGAAAGTACCTTGTTACAGGTACTTTCCCTTATCCGAACTTCTCAAATTCGCATTTTCAGTTGTCTTCAACTTCAACATCAGATTCGTTCAGGATGATCGTCTGCTCTTCAGCAGCCATCTTCTTCTGTTCGATCTGGGCTTTGATGTTTGCGATTACCGGCTTTGCAACATACTTGTAGACAATTACGCCTACAACCACGCTCAAGCCGATACCAGCAGCGACCTTTACGCCCTTGCTCATACCAGTGTTTTCGATGACCTCTTCAGTAGCCTCGATGACCTCGTTGTTCATAATCTTAGTGTTTTCCATTGTGAAATCTCCTTTCAAATATGTAAAATTGTGGAATGTTCTTCCATTAAATAAGTTGTAAATTTCGCGCGGCAAAATCAGCGATAATCGTACACAGGAGCTACCTGATAGTCGATTACCAGACAGGGAGTGCCATTTGCGTCAAGATGGGACGAGAAATTGAGTTCTATATATCCTTTATCGATATTCCAGCCCAAATCGTCGCCCATTTTAGTGCCGTCCAGACCGAGTTCATAATAGAAGTCGTTCAGGGTGACATACATTTCATCTCGCATCTGGCGATTCAGCTCGTTGACAATGCGGCTGATCGTATCTCGGTCGGATTTGAAATATCGTCCGGAGATGACATCATAGCAGATGGTATTACCGCCTTTCTCCGTTAGAATGACCTCTCGAACAGGATTCTTGACCATCTTGTCTTTAGACACCTGCTCTCGAATATCACGCTCCTTTTTCTCGCCAATGGTCTCCACAACCTTTTCCTGATACTCTTTGAGAGTAGATTCGGAAAGGGTGTAAGCCGTTGCAAGAGCCGCATTACGACGCAGGTTTGTGGAACTTGCCCCAATCAGGCAGAATACTGAGACAGAACCAACTACAGCGGCAGGAATATAACAAGGCCATGCGACCTTAACGATTTCCTTTCCGCTTAATGCGTCTGTCTCCAACTCGTCCTTTTTCTCCTCAATGAGAATTAAGGCTTTGGGGGTTGCTTTTACCGCCATAACCGTGGTGGTAATCATACCGGCAATTCCGATACCGGTAAGTATTTCCGGACTATGTTTTTTCATTGCCGTCCGTACACTCTTGGCAATGCTTGCTAAACTTTGTTTAGGCATGGTTTTTCTCCTTTCAATTCAGCTTGATAGGCCTTGGCAGATCGATCCTATAGCCATCACGATAACGAACAATCTGCATATTCGCGACATCGTTTTCGAGCCAACCATAGTCGTTGTCTTCGACTTGTGAACAATGACCTTCAATATTGCATAAATCGTAGTAATCGAGAATCGTAATCATCCCGTAATCTGTAACACATTTAATCATAGCGTCGAGCACTTTTTCTGCTTCTTTATAGGTCGCGAAGATACAATGGTCAACTCTACGAAATTCTCTATGTGTGTCGTAGTAGCTTCTATACGATACTTTTGAATTTCGATTCGACCGATGATGTCTTTCGCCAAAGAGCGCTTTTTCAATTTTGTCGGCCAAAATATCAACCGATGCTTGTCTCATATGCTCGGATTCTAAAACCTTGCTGAGTACAAACACGCTTCCTCCAACGAAGCCGCTTGCCGCTCCCAGACCGTAAATCATTAAATTTTTGCCTTTCATGTTTCTTTTTTTCTCCTTTCGGTTTTATACAAATAGTAAAATCAATTCTTCGGCTGTTTCGACTGCGGATTGAAATATAAAACTACGAGACTCGTCCTCGCCGTAACAAGCGTACATAGCTATTTCGAACATGAAGCTCTCCATAACATTGATTGGATCGTCAAAAGGGTGGTCCATAATTCGATGACAGATTTCATACGCAGCCCATTGCTGATAAGACCTTTTCTTGAACTCGTACTTATCCCATGAGAAAGATGGGCTAAACAGGTACTTATTAGCATACTCGTGGATAATTGACACAGCCGTATCAACATCACACATACCGCACATCTCCAGACAAAGAGAAAGAGCCCTTGTTAGGACTCCTCCTCATCTTCGTCTTCTTCATCGTCAAGTGCGGCAAGCTTTGCATCAATACACTCGTTGATTCTTTCATCCATTTTCTTTTCGTTCACCCAATCGGTAAGTAGCGTTGCTGCTACACCTCCTACAGTGGCGACAAGACCAAGGATTTTAACCAATTTGCTATTATTCATAAAGCGAAACCTCCTTTTCGTTTTCATAAAGTGAAATGTATTTTTTGCGGAGTCAGAGATCTTCCATCCAGTCCGCTGTCGGCTCGAAGACCATCTCAATGACATATATCTCCATATCATCTTCCAAAGTGATTCGATGATGGTTAAAGTCAATCCGGTAAATATCACCATTTACAGAAGACCAGCCAACCGAATCTCCGAGGTCTGTTTTTTCAAGACCCAAGAACTCGTAAAAATCATTTAGTGGAATTGTACCTGCAAACATAAAGTTGCGGTTCAGATGATACTCAGCCTGAATGACTTTTTCGATGGTGGACTCGAAATACCTTTGTGAAAAGGCATCATAAAAAGTCCGAGTAACCTCAGGCTCCATACCCTCACCAAAGTCAAGTGTAGAATCGAACCATCCTCCGGTTGCAGAGATGCTGATATCTTTACACTGTTCTTTAATGATGGAATCCATAATCGCATTATGGGCTTCCTCACCGTACAGTTCTTTCAGCTTGTCCTTGTACTCCTTATAGGAATTCTGGACGAGTGCGTAGGCACTGGTAAGTGCTGCCTGTTGACGCCTGTTCAAAGCGTTCGCACCCATAATGCAGGCGATTGTGGAGGCTCCAAATGCTACAGCAGGAATATAACATTTCCACGCTGCGGCAACAGCCTCTTTTTTTGTGTAGGCGTATGGATCTCCATCATGCTTTTTGCGACTATCCGCATGGATAAGTGCAACTGCTTTCGGAGTAGCCTTAACCGCAAAGACAGCGGTTACGACAACGCCCGCCGATGCCACACAAGACAGGGCTACAGGAGAATATTTCCTGATGTATAGCCCGGACTTATGCAGCATCTTTTGAATCGTTTGGTTCTTGCTCATGTTTCTTTTCTCCTTTCAATTTATTTCATAGCGTGCAAGAGATCCAAAATATCAGCAGCCATATTGGAGGCTGACTGAAAAATTTGGCTTGTTTTTGGATTTACCCTTGAATAGCGAGCCATCTTCATCATAAACTCATGCGTGAGTCTGATGAATTCATCAATAGATTCGTTGGTACGAGGGTAAATGCTTTCGGCGATAAATTCTCTGAGCTCGTCGACAGCCCATTGTGAGTAACTTGCTTTCTTAAACTCGTCCGTCCACTTTCCAAAAAGCGGCGGCATCCATGCATCCATCCGATACATGTCATAAAGAATTAGGTCAAGCTGATCGATGCTCATGGTTTCTCCTTTCATGCAAAATAAAAAGTAAGAGAGACTGTGTCGGACTCGAACCGACGACCTCCACGGAAGTGTGGCGCTCTACCAACTGAGCTAACCCGTCTCTCATAAAGAGCCTTGTAAATTTCGCGCAGCAAAAAGAAAGAGCCGTTGTTAGCGGCTCAATCCCTTATAAACCAATGCTCTTCAGAATTTTCATAAGTTCATCTTTTTCGAGTTCTGCGTCTACATCCAGATGAACATGTGTCTTTCCATCAACGACTGTGGCGTTCACCTCATTCAAGTTCAGTTTAATCTCATAACCAAACTTCTTTCGGATTGCCAAACCCGCCAATTTCGAGATAATGCTCGTAGTGAATTTAGACCCGATTTTCATTTCGTCCATGCTCCTTTTCTCCTTTCAAAAAGTGCCATTAGTTTCATAAGAGGAACTGTAATTTTGGCGAAAAAGAAAGAGCCGTTGCCGGCTCAATCTCTTAACAAATCCAATTTTCTTTTGCAAAGAACAGTGGGATTGCAATAAACCCAAAGAACACCAATGCCGTTCCATCGCCATCAATAAGTACCGGTAAGTACCCACAGATGAGTAATATAACCGCATACAGTTTGTTCCTTAATGTCTTCATAATCCATTTCTCCCTTCAAATTTCCAAGTGGTTTTCTCATAAAGGGAGATGTGTTTTTAGCGTTCAAATATCTCGTCTGTCAAAGACTGTTTCCCATCGTTGCTTTTGTATAGGCTTCATCTTAAGTGCCCACATGATTTGCCGGATAGTTACAGTAGGATATAAACCGTCCGTACAAGTCCCGGCACGCTTATCAAAATACTCACGGAAATCAGGATGCAAATATAAAGCGTCCGTAAGCCAAGGGTCAACTTCGCTCCACCATGAACTCTTGGTTTCTTCGTCAAATCGTTGCTGAATGACAGCTAATCCCTTGCCGTCAATTTGGTAGAGAGTGCAACTGTTGTAAACAGGATGCTCGCAAATATAACGACTGCCATACATAGACAGGTAAATCTCGGGTTTGTCAAAATGATACCGCATACATACCACCTATAAAAAGAAAAAGAGAAAGAGCCCTCGTCAGGACTCCTTCCCCTTGCTAATAATCTTAATTACTCGTCACAGACTTCATCTCTGGTCGGGTACAGGGCTTCATAAGCCTCGTCATTCTCAAATCCGTAATGTTCTAAATCTACGGAATGACCGCATTCAGGACAAATCAGTACATCTTCGTACTCGTCCTCGAATTCCATCAATGCCCCGCACTCACTGCAAATATACCGTCCAGTAAGTAAAGCATCTTTCTGTGCATCGTTAAAAAAGCTCATTGCAAATTACCTCCTTGATATTGTGTGGCACTTACAATTATAGTGACCACATATAGTTTATCAAGAGATAAAAAGCACTTTTACATCTCTCATAATAGCCTTTGCAATTTTCGTGCGGGAGAAAAACGAAGAGCCCATGTTTTATACACGAACTCTCCGCTTGTGGAACCGGTTTACTTCTTAGTCGGTTTGAAACGACTGAATAAACCTCTGAATGTCGTTGAGGTGTAAGTACCGTCCTTTTCGAACTTGAAACCTCTGTCCATCCAGATGCCGTAGAACACCATTGGCAAGATCAGCTCTGCCGCAGCAATACCAATCCTGATGTATCGATCTTTGACAGCTTCGTCCATCTGAGCATATTTGTAATCTTCATCGCTTTCACGATTCTCGATTTTCTCCCTATGCTCGATAGCGTTTTTGTCTTCTTCGAGTTTCAGTTTGTAAAGCTTCGTCAAGCTGTCCACTGCCGTGGTATGCTCCTGACTTCCGGATTCGAGAGCAGCCAAGCGTTTAATCTCGGTTCTGATCTCCTCTTCCAACAAACTTCTGTTTTCTTCACCCATATTCATTACTCCTTTCGTTTTTATAGGGTTCCATAAAAGGAATTGTTATTCATGCGGAATAAAGTCCTCTCGCTTAACTCGAAGAACTACAAATTTCCTTCTTGTAATATCGCCGATACCTCTCTTAATTTCCAAAAACATATATGGTTTATCTGTGGGGTCGGACTTGTCAATACGCAAAGCACCAATCGAGCGAAAGAAAAAGCCTGCTATCGAAATAGCAAGCCCGATAATGATGCCTATAATAATCCAAATGACTTCCATGCGTTTCTCCTTTCAAAATGTTTTTCGGAATTTCCACCCCGGGAATTTTTCCAAATACTAATTTAGCACATTTTCCTGTCACCTCCGTCCGGTTTCTAATCTAAGTTAGAAATATAAAAGAGAAAGAGCCGTTGTTAGCGGCTCAATCCCTTTAATTGTGTACAATATCAATACCAATACCAATTTCATTGCAAGAACGGTCAAGTAAAAGAGTCGATAGTTCAAGTTCTCCATCTCGTTCTAATATCCAACAAATGTTTTCTTCATACGGATTCCATCTGAGACCAAATAGGTCATATATAGTATCTAAATAAATGTAACCTCTTGTCTCATATAAATCCTGAATAAACGTGAGTTGGGTGCGAATGAACAGCTTGTTCAACTCGTAATCTCTTTCCCAACGTGAACTATTCTTGTCAAATGTTAATGTGATATGCATAATACCACTCCTTTCATAAAGGAGCTTGTTATTTCTGCGAACCCTCATAGACGATCTTCTTTCTTAAATCGGACCAAGAAATATAACGGTCCTTACGGCAGATCGGGCAATAGAATTTATTGACCTTGCCGCCGATGTCTATAAGCTCGCTGCTATCAGCTTCAAGTCTGCTCTGACAATTTGGGCAGTTGAAACGATACACTTTCTTAACTGCTACATCTACTATTTTCATCACTGTCTCTCCTTACTAAGTAGCCAGAAAAATCGTCTGTACAAGTCGTAATAAGTGTCCTTGCAGCAGGGAATATCCATTCTGGCTTTTATGTGGTCATACGAAATGCCTTCCGTAATCGCCTTCAAAATATAACAGGCAAGGACCTCGTCAGTCTCCTTGGCTACACGCTCCAGCATATCCATACGGTTGGCGTAAAACATCCGCTCATCAATGTGCATGCTTACCGGGTCACTGATTACATTGGTCTTGCATGGTGGCACCGGCTTGATTGTTGCACTTGGAAAGCAGATCAACGAATTGTACAGACGCCTCCACCGTGGGTATTGCAGACAGAAATGTTTCAGCTCGTAGTAACGATGCTTGTCAATCCAATACTGATTTTTTTCAGACAGCTCCGGACGAATTGATGTGCTCATACTCGTTCACCCCTCCAGACATAACCGGTTTCCTGATATAAGAGCTTGGGTGAGATGTAGAAGTTGATTCTTCCATACTTGGAATTCATCTCCTCCAGCTCAGTAATCAGTTTACCGTTTCTTGTGGCTTTACCTATCGGCAGCCAACCGGACACAATGCCGGCTCGAACCCAGGATGCATCCTTGCCATATATCCTTGCGGCAACAGCGACAGGAACAGATCCCGATGCAAATGTTATTTCATTCATTGGCGTTTGCCTCCTTTCAACCACTATTTTAGGTTAGCAACTGCTCCGAGTAAAAACAACCTCGGTGGAAAGGAGTCGCCAGCGAAACATCGTCATCTCACAAGGATAATCTTCAAACCCAAGAGTCTCGCAAGTAATCAAACCCTCGATAACACCAATAATAATGTCTGCTTCGTATTGCTTGTATGGAAATATAAAATCCGGCAATTCTCTATGTATTGAGTGGCATTTGGTGCAGCGTAATCTTCGGATGACTACTTTCTTTTTTCGCCCATATTTCGTCCGTACAAGTCTTTTCACGCTGTCATAGTATTTAAGCTGCCCTCCGCATTTGGGGCAGATTGATTCGTTATTGCTAATCATATATCATCTCTCCGAAGGTTAGTAAGAAAATTTACAATGTAGGAGTTGACATTCCTACACTAATGATATATGATTACCAATAGTAAATCAATGGGAAGGTGGTAAACAATGCTTGTAAAATGCCCTGAATGTGAATTGCAGGTCAGCGACAAAGCCGTGACTTGTCCGCACTGCGGTTATCCATTACAGCCAAATATAAAACCTCGTAAGCCTCGGAATAAGAACAACAAACGAAGACGACTGCCAAATGGCTTCGGACAGATAAGTGAAATTAAGAATCGGAATCTCCGCAACCCTTTTCGTGCTATGATAAGTGTGGGTAAAGATGCAAACGGAAGACCTATTTGTAAGCCGTTAAAACCGGAATCGTATTTTTCTACATACAATGATGCCTATGCAGCCCTCATAGAATATAACAAGAATCCGTATGATCTTGAGCCATCAATTACAATGAGGGAACTGTATGATAAGTGGATTGCTGAGTATGAGAAAACTGTTAAAAGCACTCGTTCTGTCCAGTCAGCTTGGGGCTATTGCTCGGCTGTATACGATATGCGAGTGAAAGATGTCCGTGCCCGTCATGTGAAAGGTTGCATGGAGGAGGGTGTGTCCAAGGTTCGTGGTGAAGAAAAGACGCCCAGTGCATCTATGAAGAACCAGATCAAATCCTTGTTCAATCTGATGCTGGACTATGCTCTTGAGTACGAACTCGTAGACAGGAATTACTCCCGTACATTCAATCTGACCGAAGAAACCATCAAGGAGATTGTCACAGTTAAGAACGAGCATATACCTTTTACCGATGACGAAATGGACTTGCTTTGGGCACACGCTGATGATAAAATGCTTGTAGATGTTATTCTCATTCAGTGTTATTCAGGCTGGAGACCACAAGAAATTGGTTTGCTTGAAATAACGAATGTAGACCTTAAGAACGGGACTTTCAGCGGCGGTATGAAAACAGATGCCGGTACTGATCGTGTCGTACCTATTCATCCGAAGATTCGCCACTTGGTAGAGCGAAAATATAAAGAAGCACAGGAACTCGGTAGTCCATACCTATTCAATTATGTCAATCCTAACGCCCGCCGTAAAAGTATCGCTTTGAGCTATGCCCGCTACCAGAAAGGCTTTAGCATGATTCGTGATGAGCTAAATCTGAATCCCGCGCATAGACCGCATGACGGTCGTAAACACTTTGTTACTATGGCTAAGAAGTACGGAGTTGATGAGTATGCCATCAAATATATGGTGGGGCACAAGATCTCTGACATAACTGAAAAGGTCTATACACAGAGAGAATTTGAATGGCTCAAACAGGAAATAGAAAAAATAAAATAGCTTGTAAAAACAAAGAAAAGCCTCCCCGAAGTGGGAGCACCGGCTAAGGCACTCGACACAACGAGGAGGCAACTTTGTGTAGGAATATAGATGTACGAGTAGTGTAGAAATAATGCACGAATTACCTACATTTCTCGGCGTTTATCCGCTTCTAACTACTCCGAAAACCGCGTAAATACAGGGGTTTAGATGTGGTTAGATTGTAGAAAGTTTCTATTACAATGATTTACTTTATTCCTTATGCCGAAATTCTCAATCTTTCTATCAAGGCAGTGAAATCATCATTGTCATTTAATTTACCGATGTGCGGATTATTGCCTATCATACATAGCAGAAGCTGCTTCCAGCTGCCCTCCCAGGTCTTTCCGTTGTCCTTCGGGTCAAAGATTATTCGGTCAGTAAGTAATGAGGTGCACTTTTGCGTTCCTGAATTTTTAAGCCTATCGCACGCCGCTGCACACTTCTCGCAAATCAAAATGCTCTCAAGCGCCTTCGGGTATTCCTCAAGCTTAGCATACATGGCGGCAATCTCAAAATGACTTCTCATTAAGCGGTCATTATATAAAAGAATATTGTCTCCGTCTTTGATAACGGTCCTCAGCAGGCTGCTTGCCGTCTGCATTAGCTCGATTTTATTGTATTCCGTCAGCCCGTTGTCCAGCGAAGCATATAATAATATACTTCCGAAGCAAAGGTCGATCATTGTAACGATATTGCGCTGCAGCTGCATTAACTGCTTTTCGCCGCTGTAAACTTTTGATAATAATTCTTCCTTGCAAACCCATATATCAGGCATTGTCTGCGCTAAAGCAACAGCCTCATCGGCTTTGCCGACCAGCGGATAATTGCAGCACAAAATTTGTATGGCACTATGTCTTATGGAATCAACGGTGCAGTCCTCCAATATCCTTTCGCAGATGTCAATTGCCTTTTGAAGAAAATTGTTTTCCTTTACATAAGCTGTTTGCTCCTTTGTGGCGGTGTATTCCGTTAAGGGATATGCTAAATTCAGCATCCATTGATAATTGCGAGGGTATTTTTTCAACACTTCACTTGCTAAGTTGATATTGTCAAGTACCCTGCCGTCTCGGTTGTTTTGCTGATAAGTATTCTCGTATTCCTTTAATTCTTCGGATTGTACGGAATCCTTCATGCCTAAAAGCTCGTCGCTTGTCACACCGAAAAAGTTTGCAATCTGCGGTATCAGGGTTATGTCCGGCAGCGCAGTTCCCGTTTCCCTTAATTAAAGATATTGTTGGGTAAAAAAGAAAGGTCAGTCGATTTTGCCGATGAAGCGGTAGTAGATTTCTACTTCC